GGCCGGGACCTCACGTGGTTCCGGCCCGTCGACTCCCTTTCTGAGGAGTTCTGGACATGGCACGACCACGCACGCATTTCTATCCACACCGGGCCGCGTTCGCCCCGGACGAGATTCTGATCTACACGGCGGAGGGTGTGCTGCCCCTACCGGAGGACAGCGATCTCGTGTTGTGGCTCATGCACGCCGACGCAGGCGCCTACACCCTGGCGGCGCCCACGGCCAAGCACGTGGGGCGCAAGGTGACCATTCTCGGGGGCACCGACTTCGCGCACGTCGTGACCTCCGCGGCAGCGAACATCTGGGACGGCACGGCGGGCGGTAACACCACCTTGACGTTCGCCGCGGTCGCGGGCAGTGCCGTGCGGTTGCGGTGCGTGGCCGCGAACACCTGGATCGCTGAGTTCATCCAGGCCGTCACCCCGGCGGCGTAAGAGACCTCTGCCGGCCGGGTCTCAAGGACCTGGCCGGCAACGTCGCTCAACCCGGCACTAACGGAGATGAGCCTCATGTCTGTGAAACGGACCGACTACGAAGCCGTCGCGGCGGGTCAGGCCGACCAGATCCTCGGACCGACCGGCCACGTGGGCGACATCCTCCAGCGACTCATCATCACGGTCGGCACGGCGTTGACCTCCGCAGTCAGCATCAAAGACGGCAACGGCGCGGCCGTGCCGATTCTGCCGGACGCGGTCGGCGCCGGCGTCGGCGTCTATTGTGTCGAGATCGGCGCGGTGTGCGTGAACGCCACGACGCCGGGCTGGAAAGTCACGACGGGCGCGGGATCCACTGTGCTCGCCGTGGGACGGTTCACCTAAGCGAGGAGCAGGACGATGATCACACATAAGGCGGTCAGGCCGACACCGACTCCGCCGAAAACGACGGCACGACCGATCACCGCGCGGATCAGGCCGGGCGGCGTGCCACCGCGCAACCCGCCGCCCGTGCCAAAGCCGCATCCGATCAAGGTGCGCGCCCTTGAGATGGGCTACTACGACCACGCGCGCCGGCGCGAGGGCGACGTCTTCCTCATCGCGGACGAGCGCGCCTTCTCCGAGAAGTGGATGGAACGGGTCGACGTGCGAACGCCGGAACGGATGACGACGGCGGCGCAGTCGCTCCGCCAGCACCACGACAAGATCCTCGGCGGCCAGGTCGTCACCGGCGCGCAGGACGTGCTCGGCGACGGCTAGCCTCGAGGCGCAGCAGGGCGGCGGGTTGCGCGGTGAGGCTGTGAGGGCGCAATGGCGAAGACGCAGTATCTCCAATACACGATTCACCTCACCGATCCCGCCCTGGTGGCGACCCTGCAGGGGACGACGGACCCTGGCAGCAACCAAGCTGTCGGCGCGATCATCCGCGCGCCCTACAACGCCGGACCGCCGCCGGGCGGCGCCGCGATCGAATACAACGCCCCGATCCTCCCGAAAGCCGCGCCGTTCGTGGCGCCCTGCATCACGTCGCCGTGGTTCGACACGGAGGCCAACTTCCCGCTCAACGTCGCGACGTTCACCCGCAAGAGTGGCGGGTGGTTCGGGATCGCTTGGCTCTTCGGCACGACCACGCGGTTCTACTGGCGCGGGATCTTCGCTTACTCGCCCGACCCGACCGTGAGCCCGATCGAAGGCGAGGCGCAGGTCGCGATGGCGCGCCGGCGCTGGGTGGATGGCTTCGAGTTGGCGGCGGGCGAGGGCGGGAGCGGCAACCTCGAGGAGTGCGCTCGCGGGGCGAGCCGACATCTCGAGGGGTTCGGGTTCCGCCTCGATAACACGAGCATCTACCGGACGCACGTCGCGAATGAATTGGTCGGCGGTGGGCTCGTCCGGCAGATGTGGGAGCGGTTCTACATCCGGCCGCACGTCTTCGGCACGAGCGCCCTGTCCCTGTGGAAGCTGTCCGGGGCCAGCACGCCGGCTGGCGGAGTGCGCTTGTCGATCACGACCAGCGGCCAGCTCCTCATTGAGGGCGGGTCGGATCTGACGTGGGCGCCCATCCCGATCGCGACGGTCGACGGGCTCACGCTGCACACGTGGACCCGGATCGACGTGCTCTGGCGGTTTTACGATGGCGCGATCCCGTGCGCCTTCCTGCTCTGTCTGGACGGCGCGCTGAAGTTCTCGGGCTCCTCAGAGTTCGGGACGACGGGCCTCGGGCAATCGCAGCTCGGGAATTGGTCGCGCATCGGGGACGGGATCGCCAGCAACGGGCACGTCTGCGACGTGGACGACTGGATCGGCTCCGACTGGCCGACCGCCGGCGTCGGCCCGGGCCTCTTCCCGGGCCTCGACTGGAACAACGGCTCGCGCGTGACCCGGATCGCCGTCGACCACGCCAGCGCGACGAATGGCACGTGGACCGGCCCCAGCGTGCAGCTCCTCAAGCAGCGACCGCTCGGCGAGACCACGAATCCGTATTTCTCGAGCAGCACGGCCAGCGATCGGCTGTCGATGGTGACGGACGCGGTCCGCTCGATTGACCGGATCAAGAACGCGATCGGCATCGCGGCCTTGATCGTCGGTAAGCATGGCTCGCGCGTCGGGCCGGCGAACGGCCAGCTCGGGTATAAGTTCCCGGGCGCCGGCGAAGTCCTCACGGCGATCACCGAACAAGCCGTGTGGGCCTGGAACTACGTCGGCTATGTGCCGAGCGGCGTCGTGCAACCGCTCACGCCCCTCGAGGGCCTCGAGATCGTGTATGTGAAGGACACGGGCGCCACGGGCGCGCAGTGCGTCGAGCTGCAGGCCGTCGCGGAGGTGCTCGGCCAATTCTACGAGGAGGACAAGAATCCCGACTCGGACGCGGGCGAAGAGGACCCGGCCCCTGAGCCGCGGCAGCTCATGCACCACAACGCCGCGTATCCGCGATCGCCGTGGGCGCTGGCCGGCCCGCCGCCGTTCTCGCCGATTGAGATCGTCGGGGGGACCTACGTCGGGAATGGCACGCTCATCGAACTACCGATCGCCGTGCCCGTGCATTTCCTCTTTATCCGGAACGTCACCGACCCGAACCAGATGCCGATGATCTGGACGCCGCCCCTCAACACGGGCCACGGCGGCGGGCAGCTCGTCTATCGCGCGGTCGGTCCCGTCGAGGTCTTGGTCGACCCGGCCTTCCCGGAGCCGGTCGCGGAAGATGACCAGTCGATGCGGGTGCTCATCCGACTCGTCGGGACCCTGGCCTTCTTCAACGCGGTCGGCAAGACCTATCAATACATCGCGTTCTGTGACCCCGGGATGCGCTTCTGTCTGGCCGACGTCCTGCAGGCGGTCCGGGTCAACAGCTACGTGCAACCGCTCGGCTACGCCGGCTGGACCCCGGAATACGCGCTCGTGCAAGGCGAAGACTCGTCGGCGTCCACGGATGTCCGGGGGTTCCTGAAGGGGATCGGGCACACGACGAGCTACGCGAGTCAGTTTGGTGCCGCGGAGGCGGCGAGCAGCTTGACGCTGGCGGAGAACGCCCTCACGGTCGGATCGGCGCTCGTGACGGCCCTGGTGAACGCGCTCTCCGCGGCCTTCATTCTGTGGCGCCGCCACGACGGCAACAACGATCCGGGCGAGGCGCGCGTCCTGCAGCTCGCGACCTACGTCGGCGACGGCGCGGCCTCACGGACGATCTCCCTGGCGCCGGCGAGCGGACGCCGGCCGCTCTTCGCGATCGTGACGCCCCACAACGGCGTGAGCTACTGGCGCGACCCGTCGCACACAACGACGTCCTCCTATAACCTAACGAGCGGCGCGACGATCGCGACGGCGATCACGTCGGGCGGGATCGACCAGATCACGGTCGGGTCGACGCTCAACGGGAACGGCATCGTGCATGACGTCTTCGTCCTGCCGGGCAGTGCGACCGCGGGGAATGGGGGATGGTCGATCAATGGCGAGTTCTATCCCGTCGAGCCAGAGATGCCGGACGGGGGGGACGGCACGCCGTGGGATGAGGAGCCGGACGAGCCGAGCGAGACACCGGGCGAAGAGCCGCCGCCGGGGCCAGGTGAGCCCGGAGGCCCGGGATGGCCCGGGGCGCCCGAAGGGCCGGAGGAGGATCGGGACTTCTCCGAGCATTGTCTCGATCCGTCCGTGAAGATCATGAACAAGGCGCTCAGCTACATCGGGATCTCGAAGCAGATCGGGAACATCCTGACGGAGCTGAGCGTTGAAGCCGTCACGGCGCGCCTTCACTATTCGGACGATGCCAGCGCGACGCTGCGAGACTACCCGTGGGCGTTCGCGACGCGCTACGAGCTGCTCACGCTCGTCCGCGGTCCGGGCGACGCGATCACCCTTGTGCAGGCGTGGACGGCGGCGACGCCGTATCTGACCGGCGACACGGTCAGGCTCGGCGCAACCCTCTACTACTGTGTCCTGGGCCACACGAACCACACGCCGCCCAACGTCACCTACTGGACGACGACGTCGACCGACGAGGCCAACGGGGACTGGATGTATGCCTACCGGGCGCCCTCGTGGATGATCTTCGCCCGGCGGATCGTCAACCCGGACAAGAGCCGGCGCGACTACGATCCGGACCCGCCGCGCTTCCGGGTGGGCACCGACAACCGCGGGACGCTCATCTACACCGAGGCCGAAGACCCGGAGCTGGAATACACCTATCGCCTCGACTGTGTCGCGGAGAGTGGGGACAGCATCTTCCGGAAGGCGTTGACGTGGCGGCACGCGGCCAGCCTGGCGCCGACGCTCTCACGAGACGAGAAGAAAGTCATGTTCTGCCTGGCGATGTATCAGGCGACGCTCGAGGAGGCGCGCGTGCGCGATGCGCGCGAGCAACAGCAGAGCCCGGAGGGAGACGTCGACTGGATCACGGGCCGCAACTGACGGCGGGGATGCATGGCACAGACGGTCATTCAACGGACATTCGCCGGCGGCGAGCTGGCGCCGGCCCTGCACGCGCGGGCCGACCTGGTCAAGTATGTCTCCGGCCTGCGGACCTGTCGGAACTTCCTCATTCAGCGATCGGGCGGCGTCGCGAACCGGCCCGGGACGCGCCTCGTGGCGGAGTGCAAGACGAACAGCACAGCGGTGAAGCTCATCCGCTACGTGTCGGAAACGATCGGGGAGAGCATCCTGATCGAGGTCGGGAACGGGTATCTCCGTTTCTTCAAGAACGGCGCTGCGGTCGAACTGGCCGGCGTGGCGGCCTACAACGGGGCAACGGATTACGTCATCGGCGACATCTGTGTCAGCGACGGTGTGAATTACTACTGCCGGCAAGACACGGGCGGCGGGATCGCGCCTCCGAATGCCGCCTATTGGTATGCGATGCCCGGGGCGCTGCTTGAGTTGCCGTCGCCCTTCGGGACGAGCTTGTGCCACCACGCCCAGAGCGGAAACGTCATCACCCTGACCTCGGGCGCCGGCGTCGTGGCTCCGCACGAGCTGATCTTTGTCGCCACAACGGTCTGGGTCATCCGGCAGGTCTCGACGGCGCCGACGATCCTCCCGCCCACGGGTCCGATCCTCACGCCGGGCGGCGCCGGCACCCTCACCTACGCCTACAAGGTCACGGCCGGCGCCCTTGAGAGTTACGAAGAGAGCGAGCCGTCAATCGTCGCGCAGGCGGCGAACGTGTCGGAACCGACGCCGGCGGCGCCCCACGTGCTGCAGTGGACGGCCGCCGTGGGCGCCGCGGAGTATTACGTCTACTGCGATCCCTACGGGAACGGGACGTTCGGCTTCATCGGCACGGCGACGGGAATCTTGAGCTTTCGTGACGTGGGTTTCACGCCGGACTTTGCCGTCACGCCGCCGCTAGCGCGGATCCTCTTCACGACCGCCGGGAACTATCCGAAGCGAGCGACCTACTACCAACAGCGACGCTTCTTCGGGAATACGATCCTCAACCCCGATAGCATCTGGGGCTCGCGGACCGGCTTTCATAGCAATTTCGGCGTCTCGAGTCCCCTGCAGGACGACGACGCCCTGACGTTCAAGATCGCTGGCGCGCAGCACAATCCGATCCGTCATCTGATCGGCCTCAAGCAGCTCGTGGTGTTGACCGACGCCGGGGAGTGGAGTGTCGGCGAGCCGCGGATCCCACTGACGCCCTCGAGTCTCGAGGCGGATCAAGAGACGTATTTCGGTGTGGCCGACGTGACCCCTGTGGTCATCGGGAACGCGATCCTCTACGTGCAGAGCCGCGGGGCCATCCTACGGGATCTCCGGTTCGACTACACCGTCGAGGGCCTCGGCGGCAAGGACCTGAGCCTCTTCGCGTCGCACCTGTTCGACGGTTACAGCCTCGACGATGTCGCCTACCAGCAGACGCCGCACTCGATCGTCTGGTGTTGCCGTTCCGATGGGACCCTCCTCGGACTCACCTACCTCCGCGAAGAGGAGGTCTGGGGCTGGCACCGGCACGACACGGGGGCCGCCGGGATGTTCCAGCACGTGTGTGTCGTCCCGGAGGCGGGCGAAGATGTCGTCTACCTCATCGTGCGCCGGACGATCGGCGGTGTGTATCATCGCTTCATCGAGAAACTCGAGCGCCGGGAGATCTTCACGTTCATTTCCGATGCCTTCTTCGTGGACAGCGGACTGAGCTGGGACGGCGCGCCGGTGACGGTCATCGGTGGGATCGGGCATCTTGAGGGCCAGGTCCTGGCGGTGTTGGCGGACGGGGCGGTCCTCTATAACGGGGACCCGGCCGGCGGCAACGCGCCGCTGTTTCGCGTCGTCGGCGGCAGCGTGACCTTGCCGGCTCCCGTGGCGCCGGCGACGGGCTACTCCGTGATTCACGCCGGCCTGCCGATTCGGTTCGCGGAGATCGAAACCTTGGATCTCGACGTGGCCGGCTCCGACGTGCGCGCCAAGCGCAAGCGACTCCCGGCGCTCAACATTCTCGTCGACGCCACGTCGCGATCGTTCTACGCCGGCCCGGATGCGACGAGCTTGTATCAATACAAACTGACGCCGCAGGAAGGGACGTCACAGGTTCTGCCCTTCACCGGCCAGCTCGAGATGAGCGTGATCGCCCGGTTCGACAATGAGGGGCGGATCCTCATTCGACAGCAGGACCCGCTCCCGGTCAGCATCCTCGGCGTGCTGCCGCCGGTTGAGGTCGGAGGCTAACGATGGCGGCCTTCACAACCATCGCCTTGCTCGCGCTCGCGGCCGGCTCGACCGCCGTCTCTGTCTACGGCCAGGTCAAGGCCGGGAAGGCGGCGAAGAAGGCCGCGACGACGGCCGGCGCCGCACAGGAAAAAGGCGGCCAGCTCCAGCAACAAGTGAGCGAGTCGGAGGCGGGCCTCGCCGACTACAACGCGCAAGTGGCCGCGCTGCAGGCCCTCGACGCGGTCGGCCGCGGCGCGGAGGAAGAGAGCCGCTTCCGGACGCAGATCCGGAGCGCCATCGCGGCGCAGCGGGTCGGTTTCGCCGCCGGCAACATCGACGTGAGCTATGGATCCGCCGTCGACGTGCAGGCGGACGCCGCCTTCCTCGGCGAGCTGGACGCGCTCACGATCCGCACAAACGCGGCCCGGGAGGCGTGGGGGTATAACGTGCAAGGGGAGGATCTCCGTCGGCGCGCGGCGATCATGCGCCAAGAAGGCCGCAACCTGGCGGAGATGGGGCGGATTGGCGCGCAGGCGACGCGCGTGCAGGGGCAGACCGCCGCCACGGCGAGCTACTACGGCGCGGCGAGTTCGCTGCTCGGCGGCGGGGCGTCGTTGTTGCAATTGCGGTATGGGTTCAAGCACGCCTAGAGGTCTTCATGCCTGTGGTGCCTGTCTACGGTCCGCGCAAAGTCCTCACGGCGCCGCTTCCATCGGTGCGGAAGACGGCGGCCGCGACGGAGCTGAGCGCCGGCGTCGGCGTTGAGCAGAAGCGGGCGGAGCTGGCGCTCACCCAAGGGCGCGCCGGCGTCGCGGTGGGATCGGCGATCGCGCAATTCGGCGGCACACTCGGGGAGGTGAGCCACGTTCTCGGCAAACAGGCGATCGCCATGCGGAAGGAAGAGCAGGACCGCGCGGACGACATCGCCGTGCTCCATTACCAGCGCGGGATCGCCGAGTGGGAAAACGATCGCCTCTACAACCCGGAGACGGGCGCCCTCACGAAGCACGGGACCGACAGTTTCGGCTTGCCGGAAACGATCGCGAGTGAATACGCCGAGCTCACCGGCAGCCTCGCCGCCGAGCTGACAAACGACACCCAGCGGATCGCCGCCGCGAAGATCGCCAGCACGCGAGCGGTGACGCTCGACCTCACGCTCCGCCGGCACGTCTACACGGAGATGCAGCGGTATGAAGGGCAAGAGCTGCAGGCGACGGTGGTCAACGCCCGGAACGCGGCGATCGCGAAGGCCACGGACCCGCGGGCCGTGGGCCTGGAGTTGTCGACGGCGGTGAGTGCGATCACGACGCACGGTCCGCGCCTCGGCCTCGGGCCGAAAGAGATCGCCCAGCAAGTCGAGGCGGTGCAGACGGAGATTCACGTCGGCGTGATCGACTCGTTGCTGGCACAAGATCTCACGAAGACCGCCGAGATCTATTTCGAGGAGACCCGGAGTCAGATCACCGGCACGGCGATCGCCCGGATCGAGAAGGCCCTCGACGAGGGGAAGGTCCGAAAGCAAGCACAGGAACGGGCGGACGCCATCCTAGCCGCCGGCGGCACGCTGACCCAGCAACGCGAGCAGGCCCGCGCGATCGAGGACCCGGAGGTCCGTGACTCGGTCATGCAACGACTCGAGCACGAGGCGGCCGTTCAAGAAAAGACCTGGCGCGACAATGACGAGGCGGAGTTGCGGATCATCTATGACGTGGTCGACCGGACGCACGACGTCACAAAGATCCCGCCGGGCAAGTGGGCGAACCTCGACGGGTCGACGCGGTCGGCGCTGCGCGGGTATGCGAACGCCCTCGCGAAGGGGATCCCGGTTGAAACCGACTGGCACGCTTACTATGTGCTGATGCAGGCGGCCGGGGACGACCCGGCGAGCTTCATCAAGGAGAACCTGCTCGGCCATCGCAATGAACTTGGAGAGGTGGAGTTCAAGCAGCTCACGAGTCTGCAGCTCGCCCTTCGGCAAGGGGACCAGCGGTCAGCCGATAAGGAGCTGGGCGGCTTCCAGACGAAGACAGAGATCCTCGACGGCGCCCTGGCGGCGTTCAAGATCGATCCGAATCCGAAGGCCGGCACGAAGGAGGCCGCCGCGATCGCGCAGCTTCGGCGCATGCTGGATCTCCGCGTGCAGACCTTCGAGGACCTCATCGGGAAGAAGCCGACGAACGTCGACATGCAACGCATGCTCGACGGGCTCCTCGGTGCGACGGACACGATCCCGGGGAACTTCTGGAACTTCTGGCCCGGCGGCCGGCCGTTCTTTGACGTCCAGAAGCGGTTGATCGACACGACGGTCGAAGACATCCCGGCCGCGGACCGGCTCCTCATCGAGCAAGCCCTTCGCGCCAAGGGCCGGCCCGTCAGTGACGTGACCGTGCTCGACGTGTGGATCGAGACGAAACTGCGGACGGTGCGCTGATGGCCGGCAACGTCTACGACGAGACGCTCGAGGATCTCGAGCCGCCGCAAGTCGCGCCGGCCAATCCCTACCTCGCCATCATCGACCAACAGCAGCAGGCGAACGAGCGCGGGCTCCGCCAGGCGACGGCCGCCGCGCAAGCGTCGACGCCGGAGCGGACCGCGGAGGCCATCCGGATCGGCCGCCAGCTCGGCCTGCCGGTCGACGTGGTCGAACGGAACTTCGACGAGATCAAGAAGCGGGCCGCGCTCGAGGGCTCGCCGTATGCGGAGATGGTCCGGCAGACGCCGGCGCTCGTCGAGTGGGCGCAAGAGCCGGAGAACATGAAGGTGGCCGCGGACGACCTCGAGCAGCTCGGCTTCCTCGAGTGGATGCTCACGGCGCCGCAACGGTCATTCTCTCAAGGCGTGAACCAGGTCCGCTTCGGCCAGCTCAAGACGGAGAGCATCTTCCGCACGCTCACGCGCGAGGAGCAGGACCAACTCAACGCCTACAAGTTCCACATGCAGGCCGGCGGTGAGTTCGGCGCGGGCACGAGCTGGTTCCGCAAGGCCGTCGTCGGCGGCTACGGCCAGGTCCCTAACCTCTTCGGCGCGTCCCTCTATGCCCTAAAGTATGGCGCGGTCGGGGCGGCGGGCCTCGGCGCCGGCGGGGCGCTCGTCGGTTCCGTCGTGCCAGGGGTGGGCACCGTGGCCGGCGCGTTGGCGGGCGGCCGGCTCGGGTTCCAAGCTGGCGTGGTCTACGGCGCCGGCAAGTTTGGATTCGAGATCGAAGCGGGGAACGCCCTCGACGAGTATGAGCAATTTCACGACGAGCACGGCCAGCCGCTGGACCCAGCCGTCGCCCGGGCTGCGGCGATCGCCACGGGCGCCCTCAACGCCGGGCTCGAGGCGTTTAGCTTTCAGATCCTCCTCAAGAGCATCCCGGGTCTCAACAAGCTCAGCGCTCTGGCCGTCCGGCAGGCGGTCAAGAAGGCCCTCACCATCCCGACCGTCCGGGCCGGCCTGGCGGACGCCATGAAGAGCTACGCCGGCACCTTGACCTGGGAGACGGCGACGGAAGTCGCCCAGCGGGCCGTGACCATCATGTCCGGCGAGCTAGGGAAGGCGGCGTCTGGACAGGACATCGAACGCCGGAAACTAACAGAACCGTCATCGACCGGCGCGCCGAGCATCCTCGAGGACCTCGGCCAGGAGGCGGTCGGCGCCCTGCAGGCATTCGCCTTCACGGTCGCCGGCGGCCCGCTCCTCTCCGCAGCACACGCCCAGAGTCAAGCCAGGCGGGCGCAGCAGGGTCAGGCGTTCTTTACCGCCCTCGGGCAAGGGGTCACTGGCTCCAAGACCTTCCAGCGCCTCCCAGAGGCTGCCCAGACCTTCGTGGCGCGGGTGACAAAGGATGGCCCGCTCGAGCATGTCTACGCGCCCGTCGAGTCGTGGATCACCTACTGGCAAAGCCAGGGGCTTGACCCGGCCGCCGTGGCCTCAGAAGTCACCGGCCAGGGCGACGCGCTCGCGGTGGCCCAGCGAACGGGAGAGGACCTCGTCATCCCGACCGCCCGCTACGCCACGGCGATCGCCGGCACGCCCCATAATGCCTTCTTCGCTCGTGAGTTGCGCTTCGCACCTGGAGAGATGAACGCCCGGGAAGGGGAGGCGTTCGAGGCGGCGCTCACGGAGACGGCGGAAGCGGAGGCCGTCCCGGGTGAGGATCGGGCGGCGGCCGTGCGTGAGGCCGTGATCGCACGTCTCGTCGAGGCTTCCACGCCGGTGAGGGTCGCCGAGCGGTATGCCGATCTCTACGCCTCAGCCTTCGAGCAGGTTGCAGCGATCGAGGAGGTCGATCCGCGCGACGTCTACCGCCAGTATGGCTTTGCCGTCACGCGGGAGGCAGAGGCGGCGCCGGCGGCGCCCGCCGTCACAGGACCGACGCCGACCGAGGCCGCGGCTCCGTTGGGAACCGTTGTCGCCCCGACGACGGAGGGGCTGGCGGCTTCGTCGGCGCCGGGCGCACAACTGACCGCCATCGAACCGGAGATCCCGGGGCTCGCGGCCCTCGAGGCGGACCTCGGCGGCGCCACGATCGAGCAAGTCGAGGACGCCGGCACGGGGATCAATGCCGCCGGCGAATCGGCGGCCAGCCGGGAAGCGATCGACCGGCAGGCGGCCATGCAGGCGGCCGGTCAGACCTTTGGCGTCTACGATCGGGCGGGACGGTTCCGGCGCCTGGCGGACGTGAGCGCGCAGGACTACGTCCCGGTCACGGGGGAGACGTTTGGGATCCTAAGTCCGACCGGGTTCCAGGTCCTCACGGAGAACGGGGGACGGGTCCCTCTTGACACCACGGAAGATGTTGCTAACATTGCAAAGGAACGTCATGCCGAACCTGTCGCCGCCCCTCCAGCGGGGCCAGTCGTTCGAGATCGTGGTGGCGAACGCGGTGCGCCTGATACGGAGCGGCGTGCCGAAGCCGCTCGCGATGAGCTACGCCTTGAACCTGTCGAACTACCGGCCCCGGACCCTGACGAGATCTTCAGCCGAAAGTCGGCCAAAGAAAACGCTCGGCGGTTCACGCCGGAAGTCCTCCGCGAACTTGACCGGATCTTCGACGAGCTAGAGAGCTTCCCGTTCATCCCACATTCCTGGTCGTGGCTCGGTCCCGGCGAACAGCACACCGGCAACGCGGCCGGCGGGAAGGCGAACATCGTCGGCGGCGCGGCGGGCGCGGAGGTCTATCACGACATCCTCGCGTTCGCGCCCGTGGGCCGGGTGACGCATGGCCGGCGGAAGGGACAACCCGCGAAAGCGCCGAGCGGCTCCCGCAATCACGTCCGCGGCGTCGTCGCCGAGACGATCAAAACGAAAGACATCCAGACGGGCCTAGCTGAGGGCGCGGTGCGCGTCGCGGAACGGCGCGCCGTGGGAGACCATAGCGTCATCAGTCTGCCCTACCTGCCGCCGTCGTGGGGCCGGATCGTCGACGACGCCTTCACGAACGCCGTCTCTGACGCCATCACGGACGACCTCGAGGCGACGAACCTGCTCGACGAGGCGAGCATGGAGGCGGACATCCTCGAGCCGGAAGGGCCGGTCGATACGAGTTTCAACGTTGATGAGTTCTACCAGTCACTCTTCGACGAGGTCACGCCGGATACTGGCGTCGAGACGTTGACCACGCCCACAACGGACCGACCACAACAGCCGGCCCCTGCGGCGGAACCGCCGGCCAGGAAGGTCCGGAAGGGGTCGAGGGTCACCTTTCAAGGCAAAGACTATTTCCTCGCGAAGATCTATCAGACCCACGTGGACCTGCAGGAGTGGGCTTATCACGAACGCGGGTTCCCGCTGGTGTCGTCTGGGTTTCTGTCGGTCCCGATTCGGCAATTCTGGAAGGGCCATCAGCCCGGCCCTGTCGCGGTCAGTGAGGTCCTCTTTCACGGAGACGAGCGCGCCGGCCTCCAGGTCCTGACGGCGGAGCGTCCGGAGGGATTGCCGATCAAGGGTGACTCCTCCGTGCTCGGCGTGTTCTTCAGCGCCACGCCGCTCGCGGCTGAGCACTACGCGGGAAAGGGAGGCGCCGTCTACCAGGCGACGGTGACGGGCGACCTCTATGAGTTGTCGGAAAAGGAGTTCCAAGGACTCGACAGTGTGGCCGCGTTCCGGGCACGTCGTGAACGACTCAAGCAGGCGGGGTATGTCGGTGTGCGGATCCCGCATCTGGAGGAAGTGGCGGTCTGGGATCAGGCGGCGATCGTCATGGTGGGCGCGGCCGCCGAACCGACACAGGCCGACGTCCTCGACACGGGTGAACTGCAACCGCGCCTCCCGGGCGACGTCGGCGCGGTCCGGGATCTCAACGTGCCGACGCCGGAGTTCGAGTTGCCGTTCGCCCTCACGGCGCAGGTGGCCCGGCGCGCCGGCAAGCAGACCACGCTCTTTCAGCCGGTCTATCACGGCACGGCGGCGAAGTTCGAGGCATTCAGCCTGCACGCGATCGGGACCGGCGAAGGCGCGCAAGCCTACGGCTGGGGTCTTTACTTCTCGAGTCTCCGAGAAATTGCTGAAACCTATCGCAAGAGCCTGGCGGGGCCGGGGCAAGAGAAGAGCCTGGCCCTCGATGGTGAACGGATCTTTGGCCCGCAGGTCACGGCCCTCTATCGGGACTTCACGCTCGACGCGACGTTGCACACCGGGATCCTCGAGTTGTATGCACGCGTCTACTTCGAGCCGCCGGGAAAGGCCGGCATCGCGCGTATCCGTCAATCAGTCGAGCGAGCCATCGCCAACCTGACTCTGCATGCACAAGCGGGAACGACCTGGAGCGGCGATCGCAACCGCGACAAGTTTGATCTCGAAAAGAATCAGGCGGCCCTCCACGTCCTTGACACCTACGGCGATCGTCTCGACATCCTGCCGGCGGTGAAGACTGGTCGAGTCTATAAGGTCGAGATCCCGGAAGACGACGACTTCTTGAGCTGGGACCTCGCGGCCTCAAGGCAGAGCCCGAAAGTGCAGGCGGCGCTGCAGGCCCTTGGGCTCACGTGGACACCCGACAAGACGCCGACCCTCCGACAAGCGGCTCACTTGTTCGAGACGAAACACGTCGAAGCGTTGGCACGAGAAGACGTGGGAATCCGCGAGACCCTCCGTGAGGGCCGCCATTACGTGTTGACGGCGGACGAGAAGGCGTTCGATCTCTGGTATCAACGCAACGCAGGACTGTTTCGCGCTCGCGGCCGCCTCGAGCCGACCGGAGAGGGCGTCTACGAGGATCTGTTGGCGCGCGTGCTCGACGAGGAGTTGGCGGCCACACCGCCGGCCGCCGTGGCGACACGGTCGTCCCTGAGTGCCCGCGCCGAGCAGGCGAGCCGCCGTTTGAACTCGGTCGGCATCGCGGGGATCCGCTATCTCGATGGGTATTCCCGGTCGAAGGCGGAGGGCACGCAGAATTATGTGGTCTTCGACGATCGGCTCGTCCAGATCACGGAGTTCTACCAGCGCCTCGAGCCCGCGCGTCAACTCACCACGGCCGACGTGCAAGCGTGGGCGAACGACCTCAAGGCGCGGACCGGGCCGGACCTTGAGGCCCTGGACCTCTACCTGACCGTGCAAGGCGATCTCAAGCTCGACGTGATCGCGATTCGTCGCGGCGCCGCTCGTGCGGGACTCGGCGGACGTGTGATGCAGGAACTGACCCGCTACGCCGATCGGAACGGTCTCCGGATCGTCCTCACCCTGGCGCCGAAGGGCTATCAACCGATCGCCGGCGGCGTCAAGACGACGTCGAAGGATCGCCTGGCGCGGTTCTATCGTCGGTTCGGCTTCGTCCGGAACGCCGGCCGCCACATGGACTATTCGCTGACGGCGAGCATGTATCGGGAGCCCACCATCGGGCCGACCTTGCCGTCGACCGTGAGCGGGCAACTTCGGACGGAGTCACCGGCCTTCCGCAACTGGTTCGGCCGAAGCCAGGTCGTCGACGACACCGGCGCGCCGCTCCGGGTCTACCACGGCACGACCCAGACGTTCACGGAGTTCGACCGGACCCGGGCGAACCTCGAGAGCGACTTCGGCCGTGGCTTCTATTTCAGCAACAACCCACGTGACGTCGAGGAGAACTACGCCGGCATCGGTCCGGACCTCGAGAACAAGATCGAACGGCGCATCGACGAACTCGCGCGAGAAGAGGACATCGCCTACAACGACGTCGAGACGCGCAAGGGACTCCGAGCCCGGGCGGAGGAGGAGTTCCTCGCCAATCAGGGCTCGACGATGGCCGTCTTCCTGAAACTCGAGAATCCCGCGATCCTCGGCGGAGACGGCGAGTCGTGGCTGGACATGACGCAAGCGACCGACGAAGAGGGCGAGTTCCTCGACGTCGAGCCGACCGGCACGTTGATTGACTTCATTGCGGCGCTCCGTGACGTCGCCAGCCAGTATGAGGACGGGACGGTTGACGGTGTGATCTTAGAACTCCTTGAGGAGGCGGGCTACGAGACACTCAAGGTCCGTGACGCCCTGGAGGTCCTCCGCAAGAATGAGCAATTCGGGTATTACACGGAGCGTCTCCCGTCCGGTCACATGGCGTCGAACGAGATCGTTCGCCTGGCGCTGCAGTGCGTCGGCTTCGACGGCATCATCGACCGCACGGTCGATCTCAAGTTCGGTTCACATCGGCGCGTCGGGAAGGCGATGGCCGGGGTTGACGAGGACACCGTCCATTACATCGCCTTCGAGCCGACCCAGATCAAGAATGCCATCGGCAACCGCGGGACCTATGACCCGATGAGTCCGTCGATGCTCGAGCAGGAGAAGCGCGGCGCGATCCGCTTCGGCGCGGACCGGCAATTCACGATCGCCCTGCTCGAGAAGGCGGACCTCTCGACGTTTCTCCATGAGACTGGTCATTTCTTCCTCGAGATTATGGGGGACCTCGCTGAGCGTCTGGAGACACGCGATCCGTCGGCGCTCACCGATCGGCAGCGACGATTCCTTGGGGACTATCACGGCGCGCTCGAGCACCTTGGCGCGGCTCGTCGTGAGGATCTGACGGAGGCTCAGCACGAGGAGTTTGCCCGAACCTTTGAAGCGTATCTCCTGGAGGGTCGGGCGCCTTCCCTCGCCCTCGAGGGAGCGTTTGCGAGCTTCCGCGCGTGGCTCCTGGGGGTCTACCGCAGCTTGATCAACCTTCACGTGCGCCTGACGCCGGAAGTGACGGCGATCTTTGATCGACTACTGGCGAGCGACCTCGCAATCGCGCAGGCGGAACAGCGTCGCGGTGTGCCGGCGATGTTCACCACGGCGGACACGGCCGGCATGACGGTGGCGCAGTTTGGCCTCTACCGGGAGACCGTCGCCCGGGCCTCACGGACGGCCCGGCAACAGCTCGACGCGAAACTGCTCGCGGAGGTCCGGCGCGAGCAAGAGGAGAGCTGGAAAGCGCAACGGGACGAGATCCGAACGGAGGTGGAGGCGGAGGTCTACGCCCGGCGGGAGTATCGTGCCCTCTCTGCCGTCTTGCGCGGGACCCATCCGAACGGCGACGCCCTCGTCGAGGGCCTCGAGACGAAACCGCTCCGCCTGTCGCGGGCCTTGATCGTGCAGACGTTTGGAGAGGCGCGCCTCAAGCGTCTGCCGCGTTTCAGCTACGTGAAAGACGCCGGCGTGGACCCGGAGACTGTCGCGGGGATGTTCGGCTACACGAGCGCCGACGAGTTACTCACGGCCCTCGAGGACGTGGCGCCCATGCGGCAGGTCATCGAGCAACAGACGACGGCGCGCATGTTGCACGAACACGGGTCGATGCTCCTCGATGGGACACTCGGCGAGATCGCGCAGGCCGCCGTGGCGAACGAGGATCGGGACAGTATCATCCGCGCCGAGCTGCGCGCCCTCACGCAACTCAAGCGGACCGTCGCGCCCTTCGAGCGTGCTGGAGAGGAGCGGGTCGCCGCTGAGCGGCGGGAACGGGCCTATGAGCGGCGGTGGTTCGAGGCGGAAGGGAAACTCCGTGTGGCGATCGCGACCGGAAGGAAGCAAGTCGAGATCGACCAGCTACAGGATGAGGTGCGGAACCTCCGGCAGAAGGCTCGCGGCGGTCCGGCGGTCATCGCCGCGGCCATCCCGCCGGCGGCCCTGATTCAGAGGACGGCGCGGGCGCGGATCGTCCGCATGAAGATCGGACAGATCAAACCGGCCCTGTTCTGGTCCGCCTCGAGGCGGGCGGGACAGCAAGCCATCGACCACGCGGCCCGGCAGGATTTCGACGGCGCGATCGCGGCCAAACAGCAAGAACTGCTCAACCTGGCCCTCTACCGCGAAGCCGAGCGGACACTGGAGGACATCGCGATTCGGGTCAGGTTCGCGAAGGATCTCAACTCGAAGGCGTCGCGGGCGCGGCTGGGACTCGCCGGGCAGAACTACCAGGATCAAGTCGACGGGATCCTTGACGCGTATGAGTTCGCGCGTGTGCCGGCGAAGGCGCTCGAGCGCCGCGGGAGTCTGGCGAAGTTCCTGGCCGGGCTCGAGGCGGCCGGCCTCCCGGTGCCTGATGCCCTGCCGGTGGAGCTGCAGGACGAAGCGCGCCGGACGAACTACCAGAACCTCACCGTCGAGGAGTTGGTCGGGATCACGGACGGGCTCAAGATGATCGTCCATCTGGCCCGACTCAAGAATAAGCTGCTCAAGGCACAGGACGAGCGCGAGTTCGCCGAGGTCCGCACGGCGATCGTCGAGAGTATCCGCACGCACAGCAAGGTCAGCCCGCTCCCGCTCGAGTTCACGGCGGGGGACGAAGTCACACGACGCGCGAGCGATTGGTTCGCGTCGCACACGAAGATCGCCCAGCTCGCCGCGGCGCTCGACGGCTACGTCGACGGCGGGCCGATGTGGCGCTACATCATCAAGCCAATCAACGACGCCACAGACGCCGAGACGCGCCGCAACGCGGAGGCCGGCGGCGCCTACACGGCGATCCTCGAACGCTTCTATACCTCGAAGGATCTGAGCCACTTCGCGACGCAGCGGTTCATCCCAGCCATCGGCGCGAGTCTCTCGAAAGAGGCGCGCCTCTCCCTCGCGCTCAATTGGGGGAATCAAACGTCGCGTGATCGGATCCTGGCTGACCCGCGGCGCAAGTGGGGACTCCAGCAGGTTGCGGCGATCCTCGAGACGCTCGACAAGCGCGATTGGGACTTCGTTCAAGCAACGTGGGACTTCCTCGACGGGTTCTGGCCGGAGATCGTCGCGAAACAAGAGCGCGTGGTCGGCGTGGCCCCGGAGAAGGTTGAGGCCCTGACCGTGCAGACGGCCTTCGGCGACTACCGCGGCGGTTACTATCCGCTCATGTATGACCCGCGGCTCAACCTGCGATCGCAGCAGCTCGAGGCGGCCAGTGAAGCCCGGGGGATCCTGCAAGCCGCGTATGTCTCCAACACCACGAAACGCGGGCATATCGAAACGCGCAAGGCCCACGTGAAGCTCTCCGTCCGGCTCGATCTGGGCGTCGTGTTCCAACACGTCCAGCAAGTGCTGCACGACCTCACGCATCACGAGATGCTCCTCGACGCGCAGCGGATCCTGAGGGACTCGAGCGTGAGTAACGCGATCTTCGAGACGAAGGGGGACATTGTCTATCAGCAATTCACCCGCATGCTGCAGGACATCGCCCTCGGGAACATCAACGGTCGACGCGCGACGATTCTCGATCGGGCCGCGACGTTCGCCCGCCAGGGCACGCAGCTCTCCGTGCTCGGACTCAACCTGTGGACGGCGGTCCAGCAACCGCTCGGCGTGTTCAACGGCATGGCGCGGGTCGGCCCGGTGTGGGTGGCCCGGGGGATCAAGCGGTGGCTCCGCGACGCGGCGCACCTCGAGAGCACGATCAAATGGATCTACAGTGTCTCGCCGATGATGAAGTATCGGCTCTACACGCAGACGCAAGATCTGAGCGACCTGCGCCTCGAGCTGCGTCGCGCCGGCGGCTTCTTCGATCGCCTCGTCCGCAAAGTCTCGTTCGACACCCTGACGCAGACGGCGCTGCTCGACGGGTATATGTTCCACATCGGTCTGGCGCAACGCGTCGCCGACGTGCCGACCTGGCTCGGCATGTATGAGAAGACGAAGGCTGGCGGCGGGACCGAAGCGGAAGCGATCGCCCTGGCCGATCAAGCCGTCCTCGACAGCCAGGGCGCCGGCCAACTCAAGGATCTGGCGCAAGTGCAACGCGGTGGTCCGGTGGCGCGCCTCTTCATGGTGTTCTACACCTACGGGAATACGGTCTTCAACCAGACGGCCCGTGAGTTGGGGAAGACGAACTATCGATCGCCGGTCGAAGTCCTCGAGATGCTCGGGAACCTGAGCCTCATCTATGTCATGCCGGCGTTCCTGACGATCGCCATGAGTCGGGCCTTCGGCCGGACGGGCGGTGACGATGATGATTCGTGGGTGGAGTTCGTCAAGAACGTCGGGCAGGAGATCCTCTCAACGGCGCTCAACACCATGGTGCTCGTGCGCGAGCTGGGTGGTCTCGTCGGCGACGGGACCCGCGGGTATGCCGGTCCGGCCGGCGCGCGGCTCCTCCAACTCGCCTATCAGACCGGGACACAGGTGAAGCAGGGCGAACTCGACGAGGCATTCTTCAAGTCCATCAACCAGACCGGCGGGATCGTCTTCCGGTATCCGGCCGCCCAAGTCGAGCGGACCGTGCGGGGCGTCATCGCCCTCGAAGAAGGACGGACGACGAGTCCGGCGGCTGTCCTGTTCGGACCGAAGGTGAAGGGGGCGAAGTAATGCCGCCGCGAGCCCCGTCCGGCCGCGCGAAAGAACCACGGCGCACGACCGGCGCGCCCGCGGGTCGCAGTCGCAAGGTCGACATTCCGATCCGGAAACAAGACGGGACCGATCTGTCGACCTCAATCGTGTTAGGGATCGCGACGACGCAGGTCCAACCACTCGAGGCGCGCGTCGGGGCGCTCGAGGACGCCGTTGACGCCCTGACCAGTCTCGCCATCCATACCGCAGATCTCGAGTTGCGTGCTGGTGGACGGAGCGGTGTCGTCTGGTCAGCCGGCCGGTTCGATGACGCGGACATCGGCGCGCCGGTCGTCATGACCCAGATGGCCACGGCAGGCGGTGACGAGGCCGAAGCGGGCATCGTGCAGTTCGTGGCGCGGATTGTCGATCGAAGGCGGATGCGGGTCATGTGGTCGTGCGCCTTCCCGGTGCCGCGGAAAGTGGCCGTCACCTATCAGATTCTTCGCGGCGACGTCGCGGGCCGGCTGAGTGCGCTCTGGGCCGCCCAGGAGGCCGGAGTTTTCTTGGCGGGTCCGCTCGCGGGTGCAGACGGCGCCGCGACCTTCCGCCAGATCGCGGTCAGCGATCTCCCAACGGGACTCGGCACGGTGACCAGCGTTGGGCTCGTCCTACCGCCACAATTCAGTATCGGCGGATCGCCGGTCACGTCGACCGGCACACTGGCCGCGACGTGGATCTCCCAGGCGCCGAATCTGATCTTCTCCGGCCCGGCGGCCGGCGCTGCGGCTGTGCCGACGTTCCGCGCGCTCGTCGAGGATGACATTCCGTCCCTGTCGTGGGGCAAGGTCAGCAAGGTCGGATCGAATCTGACCGACCTCGCGACGCGGCAACACGCCGGCTTGACCGACGTCACGAGTGACCAACATCACGCGCAGGTGCATGCGCTCGTCGGGGCGGACCATAGTGCGGCCGGACTGACCGCCGGCCACTTCCTGAAAGCGCTCACGCCGACGACGTTCGGCTTCGCGGTCCACGGCCTCACGTTTGCCGACGTCGGCGCCGCGGCTGCCGCACACGGTCACGCCTGGGCCGACGTCTCGAAGGTCGGGTCCTCGATCGCGGACCTTGCGTCGCACGCCTCGACGGACCTTTCTGATACGGCGGACCTGGCCCGACTGAGCGCGAGCAACACCTTCCTGGCGAACCAGCAGATCACCGTGGCGGGCTCGACGTGGCTCTGGCTGAAGACGACGACCAACAACATCGTGCAGGCGGCGCTGCAACGCGACGAGGGCGGCGGTTCCTATAACCTCACCTGGAACCTCTACGTGCCGGCGTCCTCGACTGACTTCCGGATTCAAGGTGGCGGCAGTGATTGGCTGGTCCTCACGGCGACAGGCACGCTCGCCTGGGGTGGAGGCACGGCGATCTCGTCCTCGACGAATGTCCCGAGGCTCGATGCCGCGAACGCATTCACGAATGTCGGAGTCAACAGCTTCGTAGGCGCCCTTCTGAGCCCGACGATTTACGGCTCATCCGCCGCGAACGGCGACATCACGATTGAAGGGACCTCCAGCGGGACAAAGACCACAAGCTATGTCATTCTTCAATCGACTGGAGGCTTCGTCGGGATTGGCACCACACTGCCGGCAACGACCTTAGAACTTGTCGCGATTGCGGCGGGCGGAGGATTACGGATTTCAGGAGCAGGGGCGTTCAGCCCACAAGTGACATTCTATGATACGGATGCAGTGGCGCCTGCGGGTTCAGTAGGTGCTGCTTTCGCAAACGACCACGGACTCACTGGAACAGTCGATGGGGACCTGTGGTTCAAGAATAATAGGGCTTATTCGCTTGTCTTTGGCACCACAAATCTCGAACGGTTCCGGATTAGTGATACCGGACTTGTCACGATTAGTGTTCTCGGTGCGTTCGCGGCCGGAGACAAGTATCTGATCTGCGATGCGTTAGGCAACGTCCACGTCTCGGCCACAGGGCCGGCGTCATAGGAGGGCAACGTGCGGAAACTCGATCTCCGAAACTACATGGTGGCCGGCCGGGCTCCGGACGGAACGAAGACCAGCGTTCCGTTTGACGTGCAAGAGGCGCTCGTAGAGCTGTGTTTCGTGCCGGCCGCGGGATGCAAGCCTCTCGAAGTGCTCAAGCGGCAAAAGATCGCAGAGAAGATCGCCGCGGCGAAGAGCACGGTCCTTCTCGAAGAGGCCGAGTGGGATCGGATCAAGGGCGGCCTCGAGGCCGTGACCGGACTCGGCCGACCGGAGGTGGAGCTGGTGCATCGGATCCTCGACGCGCCCGAACTGAAACCCGGGAAGGCGTGAAGATCCTGACGACAACCGCGGCCGTTGATGCTAGAGTTTCTCTGACGAGAGGAGTGAGATCATGATTCTCGAATCACCGACAGACGCCCGCGTGCAGGCCGCGGTCGATCCGACCTACTCGGCGCTGCGGCTCAGTCTCAAGCCAGCCGAACATAAGAGCGCGGAGATCATCGGCGGCCACTACCGCACGGTCCTCGTGACCGGGCTCACGACGGTCCTCAACGCCGGCGACGCGATCCTCTCCCTTCGCTGGACGGATCCGCTGGTCCGATGTCTTCTGCACCGCTTGCACGTGGCCGGGACGATCGTGACGGCCTTCACCACAGCGCAGGAGAACAGCGTCGACCTCGTCCGGATCAACGGCTTCACGGCCGCTGACACTGGAGGCACCGCCCTTGTGCTTGGGAGTGCCTGTCAGAAGGGCACGGGCATGAATCCGAGTCGTGTCGCGGATCTCCGCGTCGCGCAGGCCGTCGCCCTCGGCGCGGGCACGGGTAGCGCGGAGGCGTCGGCGCTCAGTTTCGCCGTGCTCCCGCTCGGGAACACGGTCGGCAATTCCGCGTTCACCAGTCTCTTTGACGTCGCGCCGGGCCTCGAGTGTCCCTTGACGCTCACGGCGTTGCAGGGCCTCCGTGTGCGACTCGGGTTGACGCAGGGAGCGGTCGGCGTGGTCCGCTTCACGTTCGTCATGGACTGGACGGAAGTTCCCGTCGCCGCGTAGGAAGAGGTGAGTCGAACTATGCCCCGCCTCCGTCGCGTCGCCCGTTGGCTGCGCGGGCCGCTCAGTCTCGCCTGTGTCTGTCTGTTGAGCGTCAACGGGGTCCTTGCAGCTCAGGTCACGCCTAGTGTCGGAGGATTCGAGTCGGAGTTCCTGAAGTGGGTCCTCACACAAGGCGGGTTGACGATCTGCCTGCTCGGCACGCTCTGGTCGTATCGCCGCGACCTGGCCCGCCTGCTTCACGAAGAAGAGTCCCGAAACCAGGTGTTGATGGCTCTCGTCGAAAAGGTCACGGCCGCCCTGACGCACGTGGTGGACGAGATCAACAATTGTCCCTTTCACGCGAGCAAGACGTGATCGACCAAATCGTCCGCTACATCATCCCGGCCGCCTTCACGGTGCTCCCGGTGCGACTCGCAACGGTCGAAGCTGCGGCATTCATTACCGCGATCGGTCTGCAGGAGTCGCGCTTCCTCGATCGGAAGCAACAGCGCGGGCCGGCGCGCGGGTTCTGGCAATTTGAGATGGCGGGCGTGGTCGGCGTCCATTATCATCCGCAGGCCAGTCGGGTCTTCCGCAACGCGCTCCTGTCGCTCCGGTATCCGCCCGAGATGTCGCCAGCGGACACCTTCCAAGCGATCGAACACAACGACATGCTGGCGGCCCTCCTCGCCCGGTGTCTCCTCCTCACGCATCCAGACGCGCTTCCCGCGCAGAATCAAGCAGACGTCGCCTGGCGGATCTACCTGGCGACCTGGCGTCCTGGCACACCACGGGCCTGCACGTGGCCGAAGCTCTGGGATGAAGGCTGGACACGACAGGTCGGTCCGGCCGGTTCTCGAGGCGCGACACCCGTCAACGTCTAGGAGTTCTCCATGCGACCACGTTCCTGGCTGGCTCTCGCGCTCCTCCTTCTCAGCGCGTGCGCGCCGATCCCCCCGACGCCGGCGCCGACCCCGAGTGTGATGCTTGTCACGATCGCGGTCGTCGACGCCACGAGCCAGGCGGCCATCGGTGGGGCGCTGGTCCGCTACTGGATCACCGGCGCGACGCCGGCGGATGCCCTCAGTGAGGTCGCTGACGTCTCCGGGCGTGCCGTCTTCGTCGTGCCGGCCAGTCTGACCGACTCGCACGTCTTCGTGAGCGCGGCCGGTTACGTCTCGGCCGACCAACATATCGACGCCCTGCCTGGCCTCGAGGTCCGCGTCGCCCTGTCGTTGCCGCCGGCGGTGTCGGCGCGTCGCGGGGTGGTGCGCCTCGAAGGCCGCGCTCTCCGTGACGATGGCGGGCATTTCCTCGGACACGGCGCAACCTTGTTCTGGGGTCTTTGGGGGTATCAGCACGATCGCGCCCGTCTCGAGGAGAACCTCGCGTATCTGGCAGACAGTGGGGCGATCGATCACGTGCGCGTCCTCGCGACAGTCGGCGGGCCGTGGTGGGTGGACCGGGCCGTCGACCCGCACGCTGAGGGTTATGACGCGGCCCTGGCCGGCTTGACCGACCTGGCCTTCGATAAGTTCCGCCTTCGGATCGAGTGGACCGTCTTCGGTGGGGTCGACTTCACGGAGACCGCGGCGGAGCGGGTGCAGCTCGTCGACCGCGTTCTCGCGATGAGTCGCGGCCGTGAAGAAAAGATCGTCCTCCTCGAGATCGCGAACGAGGGGTTTCAAACTGGCTTCGGCGGGTCAGCGGGTCTGGCCGAACTGCGCGCACTCACACGACGAGCGAACGACGCGACGGGTATCCTCGTGGCGGCGTCCTCTTATCACGAGGATCTCGACGAGTTCTGCCTGCTCTATTGGAACGGCGTCGCCGACGTGGCGACGATCCACTTTGACCGGGAGACGCGCCTCGTCGACGGGTTCTGGCGCCCCGTGCGTCAACCATGGGGGTTCCCGGGTGAGTTCCCGTGTGACTGGCTCCCGCCCGGCGACAGCAACGAACCGATCGGTCCGTATAGTTCCGTTGCCGAAGAGCGCGATCCGACGCGACTTGTCGCGCAGGCGCTCGTGGCGCATATCGCCGGCCTGCCGTTGTCGGTCATTCACGCCGGTCCGGGGATCTGGGGCGGCGGCGCGTCCGGCGCCAGTCGCGGGATCCCGGCGAACCTGTGGGAGACGCCCGGTCTGGCCGACACCCTGGCCGGTCTGGCCGCCGTGACTGCGGCCCTCCCGCCCGACCTGGCGAACTGGTCGAAGCAAAACTCGGGCTGGGTCGGGAGTCCGTTCACGGTTGACGCCCTCTGGCCGGACGGTCCCGATCACGGCGCGGTCCGCGTCTACTCGGCCACGCGCGCCTCAGCGTTCGTGACGGCGGTTGTCGGGGTCAAGAGTTACGTCCAACTCACCGCCGCCTGGCCGATGAGTTTCGAGTTGCGCCCGCTGCTTGCCGGGGAGAGCAAGACCTATACCCTCGAGGCGGGCGCGACGGTGCGCCTCGAGCAGGGTGCCGGCGCCTGGCTGCTCGTCTCAAAATAGTTGTTGCCAACAAGTCCGGCGCCATGCTAGGCTCCTCTCAAGGAGGAGTCACATGGCCGAGTCCAAGACCGAGATCCCGCAGACACTCGTCGAGTCTACCTTCCTGAAGAGTGCCGGCTACAGGGCCGAAACTGAGACGTTGGCGATTGCGTTTCGCGACGGCACGGTCATTCACTACAGCCAGGTCAAGTCGGAGATCTGGGACGCCTTTCTCGAGGCGGAATCGAAAGGGCGGTTTTTCCATCAGGTCATCCGGGGCCGCTATACCGGGGTCAAGATTGAGGCGCCGGTGGGGAAGTGTGCCGCGTGCGGCGCCCTCGGACCGATTGGCACGCGCTGTTGGGAGTGCGACCGTGCCAATTATGCGGTTCTGGTGTAGAATTGTTGGCAACATGCCAACCACACCACTCCGCAAACCACTCATGGGGCGCGCGTCGATCTTCCGCAACAAGAAGGGCGGCGATCGCCTCAACGCTGTCATTACGGCTCGGGGCTCGGTTCGGTTCGAGTTGCATCGGCGCAAGCTCGCGCGACTCGTCGGTCAGGACCCTGAGCAGGTGAGCGACGCCGACGTCATCGAGTATATGGCCCGGGGGGAGAAAGAGACCCTGGCCTATCTCGCTACAAAGGTGGGGTGAGACACAACGGCCCGGCACACTGGCGAAGCATGCCGGGCCACGACGAAGGAGAAGTAGGCGGGAGGTCCGCCCTGACAGGTGCCTCCATCCTACCTCGGAAAGGGCATCCATGACAAACAAGCGGAAGAAACCCGCGGCGCGGAAGCCGTCGACGGCGCTCGTCGTGCGCCGGCGCGTGCCAGTCAGCCGGCGACTGTTGCCGGCTCGGCGGCCGGTCAAGACAGAGGAGAACCTCGAACGGCAGATCAAGCGCCTCGAGGCCCTCACGAGCGGAGGTGTGCTCGACGACGCGATCCAGCTCGGGGACTTCGGGCTCGTCGAGGTCAAGTTCACGCGCGAAGAGGAGGCCGTGCTCAGTGAGCCGGTGCGGCTCGAGGACATCCGGGTCAAACCGACCGGCCAGGTCTACCTGCCTCATATCGTCTACACCCGCTGGCTCAATCGGGCTTTCGGTCGCACGGGTTGGGCGCTGCGGCCGGCCAGTAAACCGTTGATCAACAACAACAGCGTCGTCGTGCCCTACCTCCTACTCGTGCATGGCAAACCGCTCGCCTTCGCCCTCGGCGAACAGGACTACTTCGCCAACAACCCGGACCAAAGCTATGGCGACGCGCTCGAGAGCACTGTTGCGAGCGGACTCCGGCGCTGTTGCAAACATCTCGGCCTGGCTCTCGAGCTGTGGGAGCGGTCGTTCGGTGAAATGTTCATCGCCGAGCATTGCGTGCGCGTGAAGACGGAGACGGAGCGCGACGGTCAGCGGAAAGTCAAGTGGTTCGTCCGCCGCAAGACGGACGCGCCCTTCTGGAATGAGATCCAGACGGGCCGGCGAGCGGTCGATGCCAGCGAGCCCGTCGCGCCGGCGCGGGCGGTCCCCCCCGCCAGCCATCACAGCACGAGCGGTAAGGCGATCTCAGAAGCGCGCGTCAAACGACTCTGGACGATCATCCGGAGCCGCGGCCGGTCCGACGCGGAGGTCAAAGCCTATCTCGAGAGTCTCGGCTTCACCAGCTCGAAGCTGATTACAACGGACCTCTATGAAACGATTTGCGCGGCGATCGAACATCCCGGTCCGCTCCCGATCGTGGTCGGGCGGGAACCTGGGGAAGAGGGTTGAGCATGGCCCTGGCCTTCGACGCGAATCGGCACGAGTATATCGACCTGACGCTCGGCGAGATCGTGCCGCACATCACCGGCATGCTCGAAGAGACCGGCTGGATCGACGCACGGTGGTATACCGAAGACAGCTCAGAACGCGGGCGCGCGGTGCATCAGCTCACGGCGGACTATGACCTCGGGGCGATCGAAGATCCTCGAACCGTCACGTCGAAATACAAGGGCTGGCTCCTCGCGCACGTCAAGGTCATGGCGATGATTCGGCCGACCTGGCGCCACGTCGAGGAGCCCCTCGTCTCGAGACTGCATCACTACGGCGGCCGGCCCGATCGCGCGGGACTCGTCTACGCCGCCGAGTCCGTCCTCGAGGTCAAGAGCGGAGCGAGAGAGAAGAGTCACAGGATCCAGACGGCCCTTCAAGCGATTCTCGTCGGGGAGGAGATCGGGATCCCGCCGGAGTTCATCACACGGTATGGCCTCTATCTCTCCGGCCACGGCAAGGCGCAGCTCGAGCAGTTCGTGGAGCGGCGGGACTTCGATGAGGCATACCGGATCATCCGGACGTGCTGTGGAGTGGCGGCATGACCCCTGAGGTGCTCGGGGTCATCGTCGGCTGGACGCTCGCGGTGCTCGCGATCGTCATCGGGTTCGCGCTTGCTAGGAGGCGGACATGAGCAGTCCATTCTGGAAACCCTCAACGACGGAACGCAAGGTGCGGGAGAGGCGTATCCGAGTTGCTCGGGACCACGACGAACGTCTCGCGAAGGCGGCGGTCCGCCGGCGGGATCGACGGTGCCGGTTCCCGCTCTGCGGCTGCAAGCGGATCGGGCTCCGCCTCGAGGTCGCACATGCCGATGCCCACAAAGCGATGGGCGGCAACCCTGCTGGCGATCGCTCGACGCCCGATCGAATGATTCTGCTTTGCACACACCGGCATCAGGACGGCGCCGTGAGTTTGCACAAGGGGACGCTCTGGGCGAAGCCGCTGACGCCGGACGGTTATGATGGGCCGGTCGCGTGGTTCGTCGACGCAGACACCCTCTTCGCGGGGATGTATCGCTATGTGGCGAAGGCGGCGCGCTGGGCGGAGGTCGGCCGGGAGCGTGCAATCGGTGTCCTCGAGGAGGGCCTGCTCACGGCTCAGCAGCGGCGGATCCTCGAGAAGCTCGGTGAGATGGAACAGTAAACCGACCAATGAATACGGACTCATAATAATTGTTGCCAACAAGTCGCGAGTTGTGTATGATCTTTCTGGCGCACGGGAGCGGGGCCTCACGGCGCAAGGAGGGGCGACATGGACAGGACGACAGCAGCGGCGGGGCAGGCGGCGCGAGTGTATGACAAGGAAGCGTGGGAGCGCGAGGGGGTGCTACGTCCCCATCCTGACGGCTGCGGCTGCGGCTGCGACGCGGAGACCCAGCGGATCCTCGACAGCATAGCGGCTGATGAGGTCGCGGCCTACGAGGAGCATCAGGCGCGCGTGGTCGCGGAGGCGGGATCACAGGAACCTGGGGCGATGTTGCTGCCGTGTGGGCATCGGGTGGACGAGCATCCGGATTCAACGTGTGACGGACTGCCGCCGGCGGATCCGGACGGCTCAGAGTTGAATGAGGAGGTTGACCCGGACCTGGACAGTCGGGCGCGGGCGCGGAGTCGGGCGAGGCGTCGCGGAGACGTGGGCATGGAAGCCTGGGCGCGGCGGTATGACGCCCTGAACGGGGCGCCGGAGTCGGACGAGGATCGGTAACAGACGAGAGGAGGATCACGATGGCAACAGACGAAGGGCTGGCGGTTGAGGCGCTCAAGACAGCGGACGAGGTCAGTAGGGACCTGTGCGCGGCCTCGGCGGACGGTGCGGGGCAGTGGCGGCTGCTCTATCACTTGGGCGTGGCGGTCGTCTACGCCCTCTTCAACCTGGGCGATTGCGTGCAGGACCTCACGAGTGAGGTTCGGTCGGCCGGCGGCCGGCTGTAGGACACGGGAGGAGTAGACACATGGCGAAAAAGACAGAGGTCAAAGTTCCGGAGGTCGTCGAGACAGGCGAGCTGGCACTCGCCGCGGCGGAAGGCTCGGCCCTCGAGCGGTTTGTCGGCGGGCTCCGGGTGTTCTTCGGTGAGGCCCTGGCCCTCGAGGCCGCGGCCCGGCAGACGCTCGGACGCGCGAAACAATGGAAAGCGCCGACGAGCAAAGAGGAGGACCAAGTCCTCATCGAGCGCGTCCGCCAGGCGAACAAGGACAAGGCGGCGATCGAGGAGCATTGGGCGATCACACAGCTTGTGCATCGCTTTCACCGGCGGCTGACACAGGCACGGGAGCGGGGCATCACGCCTCTCGAGGAGGCGGTCGCGATCGGCACGCGGCTCCACACGACCTATGCTGAGGCCGAACGGCGCCGGGCTCGAGAGGAGGAAGACCGGCTCCGGCGAGAGGCAGACGAGCGCGCCCGCGTCGCGCGAGACAGGGAACTCGCGGACCTCGAGCAGAAGGCGATCGCGGCGGAAGAGGCGAGCCAGGATCTCAGCGAACGGGAGCGGCGCTTCCTGGCGGAGTGGTTTCGGAACGGCGGGAACGGCGTCGCGGCGGCCCGGGATGCCGGCTATCGCGATCCGGTCGGCACGGCCACACGGCTGCTCGGCGGCGAGAAGATACGCGCGGCGATCGAGGCACAGCGATCGGCGAACGTGCTCGCTTCTCAACTCGAGGCAAAGCGCGCGGCGCCGGTCGAGAGTAAGCATGTCCGCGTGGCGGCGGAGGTCGCAACCGGCGACGCGAGTCGCTGGTCCGGCGAAGTGCTCGACGAGGTCGCGTTCATCGCGGCCACCATCGGCGGCAAGCACGGGATCCCGTGGGACGTGCTCACGGTCAATCAGGTCAAGCTCAACGACTACGCCCGCGGGATGCACGAGCAGCTCGATCGCTGGCCGGGCGTCCGGGCGACGAAAAAGACGAGCATCCGGTAGGAGGGGACCATGCCACAAGCCTTTGTCATCGCGTTCCGCAAGGTGCAGGTCTACTACCAGCAGCACCCGAGCATCCCCTGGACGTCTGATCTCGACTCCGCAACGACGTTCCCGACGCCGCAGGACGCGATCGCCCGGGCGCATGTGGAGCTGGGCCTCGAGGACGAGGACTTCGATGTCGTGCCGGTGACGGTCCTCGAGCCGGCCCTGCGCCGGCAGTATCAACAGTATGTCGACAACTTCCCGCTGATCGACCCGCGGGACTGAGGACACTATGACGACAGCGATCCATCTCGTCGGCGTGGGCCTGACCGCGAAGCGGGTCGCGGTCCGTCGAACGCTCGGCACAGCAGACAACATGGACGAAGCGCGCGAACTGGCGATCGCGTTCCTGTCGGATCCGCGGGACACGATCGAGAGCGTGCATTTCTTCGAGGTCGGCCGGCAACGGTTCAACGGCTGGCTCAACCGGGAGGCGCTACGGAAGAGCCCGCAGCCGTAAGACGAAGTGGCACGGCATGGCTAGGCGGGGCGAGGCGAAGCGGGGCCGGGCGGGGCCCGGCAGGGCAGGGCAGGGCAGGGGTCGGTATTGAGGGAGGCGCCATGGTGAGGTTGCTACAGACGGTCGACCGGGCGCTCTGTCGGTCCGGCGAGACGGGGCCGGCGAGCTGGTATCCGTGGTTTTGCGTGCTCGTCGTGATGGTGGGCGCGCCTGTCGCGTTCTGGTTGGGGGCACGATGACCGCGCCGACGCTTCGCCCCTATCAGGTCGCGCAGCTCGAGGCGATCGTCGCCGGGCTCGAGGCCGGCAGTAACCGGCTGCTGGTCAAGAGCCCGACTGGCACGGGGAAGACGGTCACGTTCGCGGCGATGCTCAAGCATCCGCCGATTGTCCGCTGGCTCGAGCAATTCCGCGCGACCGACCGGAAGATGTTGATCGTCGCCCACCGGGAGGAGCTGCTCGATCAAGCCGCGGCGAAGATCCACGCGGCAAACCCGCATCTCATCGTTATGGTCGAGCAGGGCGAGCGTCGTGCGAGCGTCCACGCGGACGTGATCATCGCGAGTATCCAAACGCTGAGCGCCTGCAAGTTCCGACGCCTCGAGCGGCTCATCTCGCGCGTGACGTTTCGGATTGTCGTGGTCGACGAGGCCCACCATGCCGCGGCGCGGACCTACCGAACGGCGCTCGTGCATCTCGGATTTTTGCCGAACTACAACGGGCTCGGCGCCGCGGAGAAGGACATCGAAGCGGCGAACTTCGACGACGTCGCGGACATGGAAGCGTCCCTCTCGGGGTGGGATGCCGTCGCGCCGAAGGATCGGCTGCTCGTGGGGATGACGGCGACGCCGAACCGTAGCGACGCGATCGGCCTGGGTTGTGTGTTCCAGTCGATCGCCTACAGTTACGCCCTGAAGGACGCGATCGCGGACGGCTGGCTCGTGCCGATCACGCCGTGGTCGATCGAGACGTCGACGTCCCTCGACGAGGTCCACCTGGCCCGGGGCGACTTCAACCAGCGAGAACTCGCCGACACGGTCAACAACGAGCGGCGCAACGAGCTGGCCGTCGCCTCTTGGCTCGAGCACGCGCGGGGCCTCGCCACGCTGGCGTTCACTGTCGACGTCGCGCACGCGCACGCCCTCGCCGCGAAGTTCAACCGCTACGGGATCAACGCCGCGGCCGTCAGCGGAGACACGCCGAAGGATGAGCGGCGGTCCCATCTCGCGGACTTTCAAGCGGGGCATCTCGACGTGCTCTGTAATTGCATGGTGCTCACGGAAGGGACCGATCTCCCGCGGGCAGCCTGTATCCTGCACGCGAAGCCGACAAAAAGCGCCACGCTCTACGAGCAAATGACGGGCCGGGGTCTCCGGCTCTTCCCTGGCAAAGCTGAGTGCGTCGTGATCGATCTCGTCGACGTCGCGCGAAAGCACTCCCTGCAGACGGCGCCGGTGCTCTACGGTCTGCCGCCGGCGCTCCTCGCGAAAGGTCAGACGCTCGAGCAACTCAGCGACGGCCTCGATGAGTTGATCAACAAACAACCCGGCTTCGACATCGGCCAGGCACCTGACGGCCGTCATCTCACGCTCGCCGCTCTGCAGGCCGCAGCGTCGACCTTCGACATTTGGACGATCCCGGAGCTGGGATCCTTCGGCGTCGGGCGGGTCATGAATTGGATCAAGGTCGACGCCGAGACGTATCGGCTGCGGTATCCGTGGGCGGACGGGACGGAGGTCCTACAGGTCAGTAAGGATCTGCTCGGCAAGTGGGAAGTGGTCATCACCCTGACGCCGCGCGACCACGCGCCGAAACGCCAGCGCACGCTCGCGACAGCCATCCTCTTCGAGAGTGTCGCGGGCGAGATCGCCGAGCGGTTTCTCCTACAGGACCGGCGGGCCGTCATGAAGCTGAAGGATCGAGAGGCGTCCTGGCGCTCGAGGCCGGCGAGCGACAAACAGCTCGCGCTACTCATGCGCCTCCGCGTGCCGCTCATTCCGCCTAAATGCACGATGGGGCAGGCGTCCGATCTCATCGACCTGGCGCAGGCCCGGAGGGGCCGCGTATGATCGCCGCTCCTTCGCCCCCAAGGGCTAGTGTGCTTGTGTTGTCGAAGCGGGCGGGTGTAGAGTTGGCGGCTGGCGCGGTCATCACTCCGCGCCAGTCGCTCACCGTGTGCGACCGTGGGAGGGCACAGTCGACGGCTGGATCTATTCTACAGCCATCCCCCTGTTCCACCACTGTCTAGTGATTCGAGGCCGCCGGGAGCACGCTCGCCACCGGGGCGGCCTCGAGCACGGCGCGCTACCGGGCGCAGCGAAGCGCGCAGGCTGGGGCTCGAGGACTAGAGGCCGCTGGGGACGGCGCGCAACGCCGACGAGAGTCTGGTCCCTGCTCGAGGTCGTTGTCGCGGCCTCGGGTGCCTATCGACGGGCGACCGGGCAGACCGTTCGCACTTCTCGAGCAGGCTGAGCTTCCCATAAGGGGAGCCTTTGCCTGCTCGGGGCTCTCAGGCAGTCAGGGAAGAGAGGACGGAAGAGAGGAAGGGGAAGATGGCAGGGACCGACGAACAGAAGCGGCTCGAGCGGGCGGGCGGGCTCCTCGAGGCCCTGGCGGACCAGCACGTGAAGATCGGCGAGCTGATCGAAGAGCTGACGAAGATCATTGCCGGCGAGACGACGATCGGCAAGATCATGCGCCAGGTCTCTGATCACTACCTCGACGTCTGGGAGCAGCGGTATCACAGTAGGTATATCTGGGCGGGGGCGCGGGACTCGGCGAAGCTCAAGCGGCTGCTCCGGATCCTGGCGCCCGAAGACCTCGAGGCCCGCATCGTGGCGTTCCTGAAGGACAGCGATCCCTTCTATGTGCAGACCCGGCATCCCTTCGTGTTGTTCGCCGCGAACGTGAACCGCTACGCGGCGGAGCGGCCGGTCGAGGTCCCTGACCCAGACTGGTGGAAGGGCTGCCACCACAAGCCGCAGTGTGACACGCGGGTTCGGCACGCGACGCGGATCGCCTGTGACGTGGCGAAAGCGACGCGACAGCCGCCGAAAGAGAACAGTTGACTTATACGGTGTTGTTCGCAACAATAGAGCCCCAAGGTTAGGCGTGGCTGGGCCAGGCGGGGCGGGGCGAGGCAAGGTTTCGGAGCATGGACTTCTATATTGGCGTCGACCCGGGAGGGAGCGGCGGGCTCGCGTGTCTTGACGAGGGCGGCGCCCTGATGTGGGTCTCTCCGATGCCGCCGACTGAGAAGGATCTCCTCTACGTCTTGGCCTCCTGGCACGATCAGACCACGCGCGCCGGCGGGGTCCGCGCGATGCTCGAGCAGGCCCAGCCGTTCCCGGGCCAGGGCGTCGTGAGCGTCGCGACCTACATGCGGAACTTTGGGCACCTCGAGATGGCGCTCACGGCCGCCAGCATCCCCTTCGACACGGTCAGTCCGATCAAGTGGCAGAACGCGATGCAGTGTCGCACACACGGCGACAAGAACATCTCGAAGCGCCGCGCGCAAATGCTCTTTCCCGATCTCCGCGTCACTCACGCACTCGCCGACGCGCTGCTCCTGGCGGAGTATGGGCGCCGGCTTCACCGGGGCCTCCTGGCCCCAAGGAGTCAGACCAATGGCGAAGCGAAAGGCCGCACCGATCAAGGCCAAGGCCAAGCGCCGCCCGGCCGACAAACAGCCGACGCGCCGCTCCCCATCCTCCACGCGCAGGCCGCCGAAAGGACCGCGCGACCAGACCCTTCCCGGGATGGAACACGTCCGGGACAGCCGGCTCGACGATCTCTGTCAGACGATCGGCGAAGGCCGGGACGCGATGGCAAAGCTCCGTGAGGAGGAGTCGGGCGATCTGCAGGCGGCCCTGAGCCGCATGCGCGCCCGCGGCCTGCACACCTACCAGCACGCCGGCGTCGAGATGGCGCGCGTCCCTGGCGAAGAGAAGCTCCGGGTCCGGACCTCGAGGGAGAAAGCCACGGCGGAGGTCGACGAGGGCGGGACCGCCGGCCAGGAGTTTGCGACGGAGCGGGCTGAGGCGGTTGAAGGGGTCGACACGGAGAGCTGATGCCAAGCCTCATATCCCGACAGTCGGGACGGATGCGGCGCGCCGTGCACGTGCCGGCGATCCAGCCCATCGTCATCGGCGCTTACACGCTCATGGAGACCAGCCTTGTCGTTCGGGGCCGGCCTTCTTATGAGCAGCACGTCGGCGTCGGGGACTTCATTCAACGGGCACACCACGCCTCCGGGTTCTGGCTCGGCGATTGGTTGCGCTACGGCGACAGCCGGACGGACTGGCAAGACCGGATCGACCAAGCGATCAACGACACGGGCCTGGCGGAGAAGACGCTCAAGAACGTGCGGGCGGTCGCGGCGATCGAGCAGGACCGCCGCCGCGGCGATCTCGAGTTCGGGATTCATGAAGCCGTGGCGGCCCTGTCAGCCGCGGAACAGACACGCTGGCTCGACAAGGCCGCCGAGCACGGTTGGAACGTCCGGGAGCTGCGGCTCGAGCTGCGCGCCTCGCGGCGCCGGCGCATCATCGAAGGCCAGGCCGTCCTCGAGGGGCTGTATCGGGTCGTGTATGCGGATCCGGATTGGGAAGCGACCGATCCGGCCGAGATCGCCAAGTGGCCGATCGCCGCGCACGTCGAGAGAGGATCCGTGCTCTTTCTCTGGGTGCCTCCGTCGAAACTCATAGAGGCTTCGTCCGTTCTCGCCGCGTGGAGTTACGGCTACATGACAGGGTTAGTCTGGGATGGGGTGCTTGGTTGCGGTGGCGTCTTCGCGAACATTCGACACGTGCATCTGTTGGTGGCGACACGTGGCCAATGTCCCCCAGAAGTGCCGAACGCCGTCTGTGATTCTGTTCAGGTCATTCGGCGCAGTCAGTTCGACGCGGAGAAGCCCGACGAGTTTCGTCGGATGATCGAGCGTCTCTATCCACACGCGCCGAAGCTCGCCATTGGCTACCATGGCCCGTGGGAAGGCTGGACGATGCTCGGAACCGACCCACAGCGATGGGTCGAGGACGCGACAAGGGAGGAACGCCGTGAACGTGTCGCGGGCGCATGAAGTCGGACGAGCAGCGGAGCATCTCGTGATCGCTGACCTCATCGTGCAAGGCATCCCTGCGTTTCTGGTGGGAGGTGCGTTGCCGTATGACCTCATTGCTGACTATAAGGGGCAGCGATGGCGGGTCCAGGTCAAGGCGACCGCTGGCCCGAAGGATTATCGACGGGCGAGGGGCGTCTACCGTTTCAACCTTCGTCGTGCACGGGGCGGAGTTCGGCGCCTCGAGGCTGGATCGGTCGATGTGTTCGCCTTTGTGGTCGTGGAGCACCGGGCCGTCGCGTATTTCCTGGCGAGCGAACTACTGACCGCCGACCAGCACATCAAGCAGTGTTTTGACCTTCGAGACGGAGGTGGTTACGTCGGTCGGCACTATCCAGGCGGAAAGGTGCGGTCCCTTTCATGGCATCGCATGTTCGAGGGGCACGGGCAATTCGCCGCGCTGTGGCACGAGCAGGTTGCGGTATGAGTCTCTTCGTTCCGGCGTTCACCTTCACCTTGCGGGATGACACGCTTACGGCGCTGCAGACCGCGAGCCAGGCAGAGGAGAAGACCGGCGGCCCGCAGGACCTCATCCGCCTGTTGCTCAGGCGCGTGACCGACCCGGAGGGCACGCTCACCCTCGAGGAGGACGAACTCCTCAAGGTGCGCCGCTACGGCTGGAAGTATGGGACCGGGACGTATGAGCGCGCGTTCCGTCGCGTCATCGGTGACGCGCGGGCCGCCGGCTGGCAGGAACCAGCGCGGGAGGATTCGCACGAGTCCCGGCCTGGTCATCGTGGCCGGCGCTGGGATGGGCTATGATGCAGTCACACAGTCACACCGACACCTAACACGGAGGAGAGACATGGATCCGAATCTACTCGTCGATCAACTCGGCAGCGCGGCGGTCGTGGTCTTCCTGCTCGAGTGGCTGAAAAAGCAGAGCTGGTTTATCTGGCTCACGGACGAGAGCACCAAGCGCGTGAAGTGGCTATTCTCGCTGGTGTTCGGCGCCCTGGCCGTTGCCGGCATCGGCTACGTGTGGACGCCGAGCGAGGGGACCCTGCTCGTCACGGGCCTGACGCTGACCGGCATCGCCACGGCGCTCTGGCATTACATCGTGCAGATCGTGAGCCAGAAGGTGATCTACCGCGTCGCCGTGCAGACGCCGGAGGCGACGAAGACCCCGGCGGCGGTGTTGCTTCGGCGGCCGGGAGCCTGAGATGGCTGACCCGCCCGTCATCATGCCGACTCAGCTCAAGCCGGTCTCCTTGACCGGCGAGACCTGGGAACGCCTCCGGCAAGCGGCGTATGCGATCCCCGAAGGGCAGCGGGGCGCGCTCATCCTGGCCGGGTCCTACAACGCGCAGGGCAAGCCACAAGCGGATCTCCTGCTCGTCCAGCGGCTCTACAAACGCTGGTATGTGATGGGCTCGATCGGGTATGCGGCGGGCGGCGTCAGTGCCGACGTCGCGGTCACCACAACCTGGTAGGGGGGCGTCATGCGAACACTGCTGCGGATGCTTCTGGCGCTGGCGATCGGACTCATCATCGGGTCCGTCGCTAGCGCACAGGAGCTGGTCAAGAATCCGACAGGCGTGCGGTTCACGCCGATGGACTACGAGATCGTGACGTCCTTCGAGGGTGGTTACTTCGCGATCGCGGTGCGGGGGGACGGGACGTGTGACGCCACGACGATCCCGGCCGAGCCCCTCCAGCGGGAGGATCTCGGGAAGCCAGGGCTCCGGCCGGACGGGGACGTCGAGCAGCTCCTGCACTCGAGGCCGGCCATCGGGTGCTTCGTGTATAAAGTCCTGGCGAAGGCTGGGGTCTTCGTCTCACCCTGGTCGGAGGCGAGCGCCCCTTTTCAGTTGGTTCCCCTCCAACAGGGCCGGCCGGTCATCCGCTGATCCGATTCTTCCGGTGGATCTGGCGGGCGATCAAGGGCCTCTTCACGTGAGGACGCGTCGCGATGTGCCAGCTTCCTGACGATGAGTGTTATGGGCAGGACCCCTATCACGACCGGCCCGCGGTCGGCCCGGAGACCTGTGCCTTTTGTGGTTACCCCGGACTCTATGGCGGGCCAGGTGGCCGCCTCGAGACCGCCCTCGGGCGAGAACATCGGTGCGCCGTCTTTGAGGCGCCACTAGAACAGGTCGGGTTATGTCCAGACGGAAGTCCCATCGTGCGGATCCGGGAGAGCTGAGCGCGCCGACACCGAAAACGCGCCGGCGGTCCGGAACGTCGCCGACCGTATTGACTGCGGCCCAGCGGGTCTTCGCGACGAGTTACCTCCGCAACGGTTTCAACGGCCGGCGTGCTTACCTCGAGGCGCATCCGAAGGCGAGTCTGCGGACCGCAGACGTGGCCGCCTCGAAGAGTCTGAATATTCCCAAGGTGCGGCAGTGGCTCGCGAAGCGCCTCGAGCCGATCTGGAAGAGTAGGCAGATGGACGGCGAGCAGGCCCTCGCACGCATCGCTCAGATCGCAGCCTTCGACGTGCGGGATCTCTACGACGAGCAGGGGGCGCTGCTCAACGTGGCCGACTGGCCGGATAGCATCGTCGGCGTCGTGCGGTCTGTGCAGGACGGCCCGTATGGGCTCAAGGTGAGCGTGGAGAGCCCGCACGCGGCGCTGCGAACGATCCTCGAACAGACCGGCAAACTCCGCGGCCCGGGCGAGAGCATCGACGCCCTGGCGGACGCGATCCGGGCGGACCTCACCCGCCACGGCCAGGCGGTGGAGGAATGACCCGCAGGAGGACCGGCCCGATTCCGGCGGCGCGACGGTGCCGGAAGTGTCACAGCCGATGGGCGCAGGTCTCGCATGGGCTTTGCACCGGCTGCGCCAGGGGAGAGGGCGATCGGTCACGTGCGCGAAACGCTCACGTCGAGACGTTGCGCTGGCGCGAGACACCCCACTCGCCGCCTGAGATCCGGGTCATCAACGGCGTCGAGTATGAGGTCATCGAGCCGTGACGCCTTACTACCAGCAGGGCGGGATCACGATCTACCACGGGGACGCCCTCGACCTGCTTCCGGACCTACCCTTGTCAGCGACGATGATCCTAGATCCTGCGTTTTTCATGCCGGCGCAGCACTATGCCGCCCGGTCGGAGTGGCCGCGATCCTGGGCCGACACGTCAATTCTCGCGCGATGGTGGGCGCTCTTTCTAGATGTCGTCAGACCACGGCTGATGGCGACTGGCAACGTCTTTGTGTTCTGTGACGATGAAAGCTATCCCGTGTTCTATCCGCCTCTGTATGTGCGATTCGCTGCTCTGTCGGCGCTCGTGTGGGACAAGGGGCGCATCGGCATGGGGAATCCCTGGCGACATACGCACGAGTTCGTGATTCACGGCCGCGCGCTAGAGTCGTCCTGGTATGGTTCGAAGGGCGAGAGTGACATCCTGCGGTTCACACCGACGCCGAGATCTGAACGCAGACACCCCGTCTCAAAACCGCGGGGCTTACTTATGAAACTGATCGGCTTGACGACACAACCGGGAGACCTTGTTGTCGATCCGTTCATGGGCGGAGGCTCGACGCTTGACGCTGCGGCCGCTCTTGGCCGGAGAGTCATCGGGATCGACCTCGAAGAGCGATACTGTGCCGAAGCCGTGGAACGCCTTCGGCAGCAACCGCTCCCGATGCTTCGGGACGTGGCGGTCACATGACCGAGCGGGAGTATGTCACCGGCCAGATCGCCCGCTGGGGCCGCGAGCCCTGGCGCATGGTGCGCGAGTTGTTCGGCGTCGTGCCGGACGCCTGGCAAGACGACGCGCTCCATCTCATTGCGAAGCGGTCGACGCGCCGCCTGGCGCTGAAAGCCTGCAAGGGTCCCGGCAAGACGACGCTCCTCGCGTGGATCATCCTCTGGTTTCTCCTCACGCGCTGGCAGGCCAAGGTCGGCGCCACGTCGATCACGGAAGCCAACATCGACACGAACCTCTGGCCGGAGTGCAACAAGTGGATGAGTCGCTCGGCGCTGCTGTCGGAGACGTTCGTCTGGTCGCGCACGACGATCGCGCGCCGGGCCTCGCCGGCTAACTGGTTCGCGGTCAAACGGTCCTGGCCGAAGAGTGGGGATCCGGAAGCGCAGGCCGACGCTCTGGCCGGACTGCACGCGGATCATGTTCTTTTCGTCCTCGACGAGAGCGGCGGGATCCCGCAGGCGGTCATGGTCACGGCGGAAGCCGTCCTCTCGACGGCGGGCAGTGAAGCCAAGGTCGTCCAAGCCGGCAACCCGACGCACACCACCGGCCCGCTCTATCGGGCGTGTAACCTGGACCGCGGTCTCTGGGAGGTCATCACCATCACAGGGGACCCGGACAACCCGAAGCGATCGTCCCGCATCGCGCTCCAGTGGGCGCGTGAGCAGATCGCCGCCTACGGTCGAGACAACCCGTGGGTCATGGTGAACGTGCTCGGCGAGTTCCCGCCTTCGAGCATCAACGCGCTACTCGGCCTCGAGGAAGTCGAGAAGGCGATGCAGCGACACCTACGCGACGATGAATACACCTGGGCGCAGCGACGGCTCGGCGTCGATGTCGCCAGGTTCGGCGACGATCGGACGGTCATCTTCCCGCGGCAGGGGCTCGCGAGTTTCCGGCCGATCATCATGCGGAACGCGCGGACGACGGACATCGCGGCGCGGATCATGGTGTGTAAGCGGCGCTGGCGCTCGGAGCTGGAGCTGATCGACGACACCGGGCATTGGGGACACGGCGTCATCGACAACCTCATCACGGCTGGGATCCCAGCGATCGGGATCAACTTCGCCGGTCGGGCACTCAACCCGCGGTATCGGAACAGGCGCGCGGAAATGTGGATCAAGGGCGCCGAGGCGATCCGCGGCGGCGCCGCGCTCCCACCCTTGCCGGACATGATTGGGGAGCTGACCGAACCGACCTACACGTTCGTCAACGGCGTGTTCCAGCTCGAGGAGAAGGACCAGATCAAGGAACGGCTCGGGCGCTCGCCCGACCTGGCCGACGCGTATTTCTTGACCTACGCCCTCGAGGATATGCCGGGCGACGTGATCGAGCGCCTCAAGAAGATCCAGAAGGCGTCACACGACTTCGACCCGTATGTCCTGCCGGCGGAGGAGCCGCCGGACCAGCCAGGCTTCGACCCGTGGACAACAAGAGGAGACAGCGATGGAACTACATGAGCGACTCGACGCGGCGATCATGGGCACCGGAGAGAGGAAGAGAAGGTCCGCGCGTTCCTGGTAGGATTGCCGCGGTAAGGAGAACGACATGACACACGCGATTGGCCGGGCACTGGTCGGCCGGTTGCTCGAGACGCTGCTGGACGCCGACGCCCGCAAGGTGACGAAGTATCTCGCGCCGGACCTGACCGTTAAAGCCACGCGGCAGGGACGCCGTCATCGAGGGAGCCGGCAGCAGACGTTCCTGGTGACGATCGGCACACCAAACTACGCCGAGCGCGCCTTCATCAAGGCGTGCCAGGCGGCCGGCGAGACGTTCCCGGTCAAGAAGATCCAGATCCACTTCTGAGCGATGGCGCGGCGACGGAGAGCGTCGTCACGCCGAAAGGAGGGCGCGATGCCCCTCACGAAAGGTCGGAGTCGGAAGACGATCGCGCGCAACATTCACGAGTTGAGTCACTCGCGCACAAAGCGCGGCCGGAAGCGGACGCACGCGCAGAACGTCGCGATCGCGTTGAAGATGGCGCAAAACAAGCGCCGGAGGTAGTCGCATGGGACACGGGGATCATCTGGCGGCGTTGTCCGCGATCGGCCAGGCGCTCAAGGGGATCGGCGGCGCGCTTGAACGGCTCGAGGCCCTCCTCAAGGAACACGACGATCGGTCCGCCCGACGCCAGACCGACCTCCTCGAGCGTCTCGACTGCCTTCTGGTGACACCCGCGCCGCCGGAACGGCCGCCAGCGCTCCGGGGCATGCTCGACGCCCTCCGCTGTGGCCCTCTCTGGCGCCCTCGAGGCCGTCAGTGAGGATCCGGCAGGCCACACACGACGACCAGCCGGGGATGGTGGCGATGGGGCTCAGGTTCATTGCGACCACCGGCTACGCGGCCTTCCCGTCGACGCCGGAGGCCCTCGGCTGGATCCTGGCTGTGGTTCTCGAGCATGGCGTCGCCTACGTCGCGGAGGAGGCCGGCCGCCTGGTCGGCATGCTCGCCGTGGTCGTCGCCCCGCATCCCCTGACCGGCGAGCCCTACGCGGATGAGGTCGTGTGGTGGGTGGAACCTGAGTATCGGTCAGGCAGCCTTGGGCCGCGTCTGCTGCAGACTGTCGAAAATTGGACAGTGACAAAAGGCGTCACGGCGCTTAGAATGGTCGCACCGAACGAAACGGCGGTCGGGAAGTTCTACGAACGCCGGGGCTACGTGCCGATCGAGACGTCCTACCTCAAGAGGTTGTAATGGCGGCACTCAGCACAACGCTTGCCCTCGTCGGCCTGGCGGCGGCTGGCGCGTGGGCCGCGAAACCGTCAGGCAAGGGTCGGACGGTCGGGGTGAGCACGCGGAGCCGGGGCGACGCTCCCATCACCGGGCAGGCAATCTCTCGAGCTGACTATGCGGCGCAGCAGGCGGCGCTCCCGCCCCTCACGGCGCCTCAACCTCCCCCTTCCGCGACGGTCGCGGCAAGCGCCGCCACACTGAGCGCACAGGGCGCGCGGGACAAGGCACGCAAGCGCGCCGCCGCGAGCGGGTCGGTCCTCAGCGGCGCCTACACCGGGAAGACGGGACCGCGGGCGGTGCTGCAACCGAAGATGCTGATCGGTAGCTGACGATGCCTGTCTACGTCGACGCCGTCACGAAGCGCAACCGCTACGAGCAGCTCCGGGCTGCCCTCTGGACGGAACGGTCGACCTTCGACGCGCATTGGCAGGAGCTGGCGAGCTTCTACTTCCCGCGACGCACGCGGTTCTGGACGGGCGATCGCAACCGCGGCGACAAGCGGAACCAGAACATCATCAATTCAACGGGCCGGTTCGCCGCGCGCACGCTCCAGAGCGGGCTGCACGCGGGCCTGACCTCGCCGGCGCGTCCCTGGCTGAAACTCACGACGCCGGACACCGACCTCGCTGAGCATCCGCCGGTGAAAGCCTGGCTCTACCAGGTCACGCAGCGCATGCTCACGCTGTTCTCCGTCTCAAACCTCTACAACGTCCTCCCGATTGTCTATGGCGACATGGCGGTCTTCGCGACGGGCGCGATGGCGATCGTCGAGGACAACGTCGAGCTGTTCCGCGCGCTCCAATTCCCGGTGGGGAGCTACGCGCTCGGGATGGATCGCCGGGGGCGGGTCACGACGTTCGTCCGTGACTATCAGCTCACGGTGCGGCAGATCGTCGAGGAGTTCGGGCTGCAGGCGAACGGGCGAGACATCGACTGGACGACGATCTCGACGACGGTGCGGAACCTCTGGGAGGGCGGAGACTACGAGAGCGCGATCGACGTGACGTGGATCGTGTTGCCGAACGAAGCGGCCGACCCGACGCGGCTCGCGGCCAAATACCTGCCGTGGGCGAGTTGCCACTTCGAGACGGGCTCGAGTGAAGGGAAGTTCCTGCGAGAGTCCGGGTTCCGCGTCTTTCCGATCATGGCGCCGCGGTGGGACGTCACGGGAGAAGACAGTTACGGCACGAGTTGCCCGGGCATGGACGCGCTCGGCGACGTCAAGCAGCTCCAGATCATGGAACGCCGCAAGGGCCAGGCCCTGGCGAAGATGGTCGATCCGCCGGTCGTCGGCCCGACCTCTCTGCGGACCCAGAAGACGAGCACACTCCCGGGCGACATCACCTATGTCGACGTGCGGGAGGGCATGCAGGGCGTGCGGTCCATGTATGACGTGTCGCTCAACCTGCAGCATCTCGCCTTCGACATCCAAGCGGTGGAGTATCGGATCAAGCGCGCATTCTTCGAGGACCTCTTCCTCATGCTCGGGACCTCCGACCCGTTCCGTGGTCAGCAACCTGTGACCGCGCGGGAAGTCGAGGAGCGCCACGAGGAGAAGCTGATCGCTCTCGGGCCGGTGCTCGAACGGACCAACGACGAACTGCTCGATCCGCTCATCGATCGCGTCTTCGACCTCATGCTCGTGAGCGGCTTCTTTAGCGACGACGATCTCCTGCCTCCGCCGGAGTTGCAAGGTGTGCAAGTCAAGGCGGAGTATCTCTCGATTCTGAGCCAGGCGCAGAAACTCGTCGGCGTGACGGGTCAGGACCGCCTGTTGCAATCCCTGTTCCCGATGGCGGAGGACCCGGAAGTCCGCGCAAAGATCAACATGAAAGCCGTCGTGAACAGCTACGGGGACATGCTCGGCGTCAACCCGAAGATCATTCGCACCGACGAAGAGGCCGATCAGATTCTCGCGGCGCAGGCGGCGGCGGCGCAGGCACAGGCAGAGGCCGAGCAGGCGACACAGGTCGCGACGGCGCTGCAACGCGCGAGCCAGGCGAAGATGGGGACCGACTCGGCCCTTGACCGGGTCGTGGCCGGCATGGGCGGCCAGTAGGAGGAGCACAGCAATGATTAGTAAATCGTTCACCGCGGCCGGCGAGAGTCTCCATCACCTGCTGAAACCCGGCGATCGCGCCGGCTACAGCATCACCGGGACCTACACCGGGACGATCGTCCTCGAGCAGTGCAAGAAGGGCGACGCGAACTGGGAGAGTATCGACAACAGTGCCGGCGCGGCCGTCAGCGTGACGAGCACGTCTGGCGCGGGTGTCGTCTCGAACATCGGAACGCGGAGCGTGCTGCTGCGGTTCCGTTCCACAACGGCGATGACAGGGACCGCCGTGTGCGGTCTGGGGTCAGTGCCGGCGAGCACAGTGCGGACCGGGATCGGCCAGGGCGTGTCGGGGGTGTCGGTGGTAGAGGCGGGCAACGACATCGTCCATCAGACGACGATCGTGCTCGGCAACTTCCCGATCACCCTACGGAACACGGAGACGGGCCAGGGCGCGAAGATCTACGCCTTTCCCGAGGGACGCATCGCGATCCTTGGGGCGGTCGGATCGATCGCAATGGTCGTGACGTCCATCCTGGCGAACACCTTGAACACCGGCAAGACCTACAACTGGGGTCTCGGCTCGACGACCCAGGCCGGCGGCACACTCGCCACGACCGAACAGGACATCATCCCGACGACGAACGGGGTCTCGAGCGCGACGATCAACGTGACGGGCGCGGCCAGCCCGGGCCAGCTCGCCGCGGCGCTGCAACTCGACGGCTGCACGACGCCGGTCGACGCCTTCCTGAACATCGGAATCGCGACCGCCGACGACATCGACGGGGACGCGACCGTCCTCATCAACGGCACCGTGACCATTACCTGGATGAACCTCGGGGACGTGTAACGTGAACGGAGACCGCGCGCTCGTTCGGAACACCGCGGACCCCCAACAGGTCCGGTTCGCCGCTCGCAAGGAGCGCGATCAAGCGGCGCTCGAGCGGGCGGCGGTCAAGGCGGTGTTCCAGACCCTTGAGGGACGGTTCGTGTTCTGGGGTCTGCTCGAGCGCGCGGGCGTCTACAAGAGCGTCTGGCATCCGTCCGCGGCGATTCACTACAACGCCGGCCGCCAGGATTTCGGGCACGAGCTGATGGCGCTCCTACTCGAAGTGGACGAGGAGGCGTATCAGCTCATGGAACGGGAAGCGCGGGCGCGACTGCGCGCTCGTAACCGTGAGATCGACGCGACACACACACCACGCGCCCACGAGCAGGAGAGATCACATGCCTGACACCACCCCCGCGGCTCAGGTGACACCCGACGCCGCGGCAGTCGCAGCAGCGAAGGCGACGGCAGACGCGGCAGCCGCCGCCGCCGCCGCCAAGAAGCCTGATGGCAGTCAGCCCGCAGACGGGAGCACGGCCGGAGCGGCAGCCGCCGCCTCGAAGGCGCCCGACCATTACGAGCTGAGCATCCCGAAGGGCTCGGAAACCTTTGTCGACGCGGCCGACCTCGAGGAGATCGCCGCGCTCGCCAAAGAGAACGCCTGGACGAATGAGGAGGCACAGGGCTTTCTCGAGGATCGGGCCGGCGCCCTGAGCACGAAGCTGACCGCGTTCCGCACCGACACCGAAGCGGATCCGGTCTACGGCGGCGCCCAGCTCGCGGAGAGTCAGCAGCTCGCCGAACAGGTCCTCGCCAAGGTGCGCCCGAAGGGGCATCCGCGGGCGGAGAGCTTCCGTCGCCTGCTCACGAAAACCGGCATTGGCAACCATATCGAGATGTTCAGCTTCCTGGCTGACCTCGGCAAACTGATGCGCGAGGACAACCCGCCGGGCTCGAGCAGCTCGCGGGCGAGCGGCAAGCGTTCGCCCGAAGAGGTGCTCTACGGACCGGACAAGTCCGCGTAGCATCGCGAAGAGGCACACATGGCCGCACTTAGCATCGGCGCGCTGACGCTCGCCGATTGGGCGAAGCGGCTCGACCCGGACGGGAAGGTCCCGACGATTGTCGAGTTGCTGAGCCAGACGAACGAGATCCTCACCGACATGCGGTGGATCGAAGGCAACCTCCCGACCGGACACCGGACGACGATCCGGACCGGCCTCCCGACCGTCGCCTGGCGTCTGCTCAACCAGGGTGTGACACCGTCGAAGAGCACGACCGCGCAGGTCGACGAGCAGGCGGGCATGCTCGAGGCGTGGTCAGAAGTCGACAAGGATCTCGCGATCCTCAACGGCAACGTCGCCGCGTTCCGGCTCTCCGAAGCGCGGGCGTTCCTCGAAGCGATGAATCAGGAAATGGCGTCGACCCTGTTCCTTGGGAACAGCGGACTCGCGCCGGAGGAGTTCCTCGGCTTGGCGCCGCGCTACTCGGCCATCGCCGGGGCGACGAACGGCTCGCACGTCCTCAGCGGGGGCGGAGTCGGATCGGACAACTCGAGCATCTGGCTCATCGTCTGGGGTGAAAACACCGTCGTCGGGATCTTCCCGAAGGGCTCGAAGGCGGGGCTCATTCATGAGGACTACGGCGAAGTCACCGTCGAGATGACGGCGGGCATCGCCGGCTCGCGGATGCGGGCGCTCCAGGAGCGGTGGCAGTGGAAGGCGGGGCTCGTGCTCAAGGACTGGCGGTATGCGGTCCGGATCTGCAACATCGACATCAGCAACCTCGTCGCCAAGGTGAGCGCGGCGGATCTCACGGAGCTGATGATCAAGGCGATCCACCGGATCCCGGCCCTCGGTCTCGGCAAACCCGCGTTCTACATGAACCGGACCTGCTACGAGATGATGGACATTCAACGCCGCGACGACGTCGGGTCGGGCGGCGGCTTCACCTTCGAGAACATTGACGGGGTCATGCGCCCGACGTTCCGGGGCATCCCGATCAACAAGTGCGACGCGCTCCTCGAGAACGAAGCGACCGTCGCGTAACCTGAGCACGCGTGAGGGGCGCCCACCCGGGCGCCCCGAGGTTCAACTCGGTTCGAGGAGAGAGACACCATGTATATCGACGCGCTCAACCTCGTCTGTGACGCGCAGGCGTTCGTCGCCGCGGCTGTCTCGGCGAGTTCCATCAACCTCGGCGCCAGTGTGCCGAAGCGGGTGATCGGCACGGGTGAACCGATGGGATTCGCCTTCGGCGTGGACGTCGCGGCGAGCTGCACGACGGTCAAACTCGAGATCATTCAGGCCACCGACGACGTCCTCACCGCGGGGATCATCGTCCTGGCCGAGGCTACGCGCCTGGCGGCGGATCTGCCGGCCGGTGGCCTCCTCTTCCTCGGGATCCCGCCGAACGCGCCGGCGGCCGGGGCTCTGCAGTATCTCGGCGTGCGGATCACGCCGGCGGGCGGCAATGCCACGGTCACGGTCTCGGCCTGGCTCGTGCCGTTCAGCATGTTCTCTGTGCAGCCGAAGCCTTACGCGAAGGGCTACACGATTTCGTAGCATCGTGGGTCGACGGGCCGGGACCTCACGTGGTTCCGGCCCGTCGA